ATATAGCATTTCTTTAATGCAGAAATTTTATTATTTACAGTAGCTGATTTGTAATGCTTTTTTAAATTAGTTTGATAAGTTTCGATTTGAGGTTTTGTAAAAATTAAGTCGCTCTCAACAAGATTTTCTAACTCTTTATTTCTCATCGTTCTAAAAAAATCACGAATTGCTCTTTCATAAGTCTCTCTTGTATTTGGACTATTTTGTTCTGTACGAGTTAAAAATGTGTTTATGCAATTCCAAACATTCTTGTCGTCTTTAGAGTTAAATTGAATAACCTTTTCGTTTGCTGCCATTAATATCATCCCCTCTTCAAGTATCATTATAATTTTATTATAGCATACATATATGTTTTTGTCAAATATATATTTAATTTAAAAATTTTTATAAAAATTAGTCATCTTTTTGAATCGATAACATATAATGTATTAAACAACATGAAAGGAGTGCTACATCAATGAGTTATGAAAATGCATGGAAGGAAATAGTGAATATCATCTCGAATGTAAAGGATTCGAAAATAGATGATGACTTAGATACAATCATTATGTGTGTAGAGTTTTTACAAGAAGAGTTGAATAAAAAAGAAGTTGTTTAAGCCTGCCATTTTAGCAGGTTTTTTCTTTTATATTTTTAGCAGGTTGTCTAAACCGACAATTAACAATATATAATAGTATTATATATAATAATATTAATATTACTAATCATATTGTATTATATATATGTATATATATATTATATATTGTTAATTGTCGGTTTGAGCAACCACCTAAAAAAATTAAAAATAAAAATCAAACGCCTATAAAGCAATACTCGTTTGATTCTCCTTCACCATCATTAGCCCATCCTTTATGATTTACTAACAATAATTTTTTATCTTTAATTACTTTGAGATGAGAGTAGAAAGTATCTTTTCCAATACCAATATTATTTACAATTTGTAAAAGAGGTATTGACTTCGTGTTTCTTTTATTTAAATTGTAACATCTTGATTTGAAAAAGAAATATAACATTAAATCGATATTGTCCAGTTGGCTGTCATAGACAAGTTTGATAAACTCTTTTATGGTAACTTTATGTGTGTTTGAATAATCATATAAGCTACCAACCTCTCCATTATATTCAAACATGAAACTAGGCTCTTTAACTTCGTAATTTCTGTTTTTGACAATGCTTTTAATTTTTTTATAGATAGGGAGATTTTTATTTATCATATTTAAAGTTATAAACTCTCTTATCTTGACATTATTGTATTCATCTTCACTATACACAACAGAAATAGGATAATCTTTAATTGTCTTTAATAATCCAATTTTTTCTAGTATACCATCCTTTTTTATTATGTGGTCGATTGATTTTGTCGATTTACTATATCCTAATATCTGCTTTATATCTGCGTTCTGCAAGTACGTTCCATTATTAACATCTACAAACTGTGCATACTTATATAGAAAGCTTACACAAACTATGTACGCATAAGCAAATGATGATTGTTGAATGTTAGTGCCTCCGTTTTTATTTTTGATATTTCTGGACAAGTCTCTGAAAATATCATTTGGAATTTGTACATAAGCGTCATTCCCATACAGATATTGTATGTTTTCAAAATGTTTAATCATATATGTCATTTATTATCATCCCCTTTACCGTTTCTGTTGCCAAACATCTAATTACATTATAATACTAACAGAAATGTTTGTCAAGAAAAATTATTAAATCGAATTACTTCCTCTATATAGTGTGTTTTTTTTGACAAATGTAACAAATAATGATATAATAAAGATAGGGGTTAGATAAAAATAGTAACCCTATATACAACAGAAAGAGGTGAAAGGGTTGGGTGCTGTATCGATAGATGTACGCAGAAAAGAACGAGAATACGAAAATTTAACTCTATCAGATAAGAACGTAGTAAAATACCTAATCCTATACAGAAGCAAAGTTGATGTATCTTATAACGCTAACACGAATATCGATATTGAAAAGGCAGGAGACATATTTGATTTTAATCAAGAATTGATAGCTTTGTATTCCTCCTTAGATATTACTATAAAATTATGTGACTTTAAACAAAAACAGATGAAACTATTAGAGCTACTATTTGAAGGAAATAAAATACACGACATTTGCAATATGGATATAGGATATAAGAAAAGTGCTACTTACGACTTATTTGATAGGATGGTAGACAAGATAGTTGAAGTCAACAATAAACTTTGGAAGGAATCGATGAAGGTACAAGGGTATATAAAAGAAACTTAAAATGTAAAGGGGCGTAAAAAGTGAAAATTCAACTTCCGAATGGTAAACAACATTTACTAAAAGATGATATTACCTTAGAGGAAAAGGTTAGAGTTGTAGAAGAATTAATTGAACAATGGAAAAGTGAAATTGAGAACGGTTGGGATAGTAATGCTGTGAAGTTCTTTTTAGATTCCTTATCTAATTATTTGGTATGGCATAAAGATGAGGATGCTAATAAAGAAGATAAAGAGGTAATGTCAAAAAATAAAACAAATCGGTTATATCGTGGCAGAAAAGATACACCGTTTTCTAGTTTAAGCAAAAAAGATAAAAGTAATTTATTTGGCGAAGTAAGAGGTGGATAGTAATGGCTAATAACAGAGCAGAAAAAAGTTTATCTGTAATGTCTAACTCCAAAGCTTCGCAATGGTGCTACGTTAATGTTGATAACGAATTTGAATTTATGGGAAAGATATTCATTATAGACGATAGCGTAGAAGAGTATAAAGTATATAACAAAGCAAAAGATGTTTATGATTTCACAAATGAATCCTATATGGAAGAGATTTTAGTAGTTTTATATAATGATAATACGATAAAATTTTACAATCAAAATTATGATGAAATCAAAAATGATAAAATTTTGGTGAAAAGCTAGCTTACAAGCAAAGGAGTGAATATGTTGAACTTATCAGAACTAATTAAAAAAGTCTCCAAAGACAAACGTATTAAAGATATGGGAATACGACAATATGAAGTAAAAGTTATTATAAAGGTTTTTATAGAACTTTTACTAAAATCGCTTTTAACTTACGGAGTGGTCAAAATACAAGGACTATTTACATTAAACATTCGTAAAGCGAAAGGTAGGAAAATAGCCAACCCTCAAAGTGGTAAACATATGTATAGCAAAGATTATTATAAAGTGGGAATAGAGCCTTCTAAAAATTTGAAGGAAGGGTTGGAAAAACTTAGGGATGGTAAGTAATAGTGGGAGATAAGGAATTTTCCACGATAAATGAATTAGCATAATATTACGGATTAAATAAAAAGACCGTAAGATACAGATATAAAAATGGTAAACGCCTGCAAAGAGCTTATCAAACCTACAATATAATATAATAAAGGAGAGCATATTATGATATACATTGCAGATACAAACACATTAATTGATTTTCCAGAGGTACTAGACGAGTATCATGTTTTAATTCCTTCTCATGTAAATAGAGAGATTGAAAATCTGGAATTAACAAGAAAGAGCGATAGAACGCTTCAATGGAAAATCAGACGTTTAAAAAATAAGATTGATGAAAATGATAACGCTTATGTAAATATTAAAGATTACAAGTTTACTTTAGATGATGAACTTGACCCACAATATACAGACAACATTTTGCTACAAGTTGCATATGATGAGGGTTATGGAATCATTACTAATGATAGGTTACTTCGTAGAAAATGTAAACAGTTTGGAATCGAGTTTATAAATCCTAACGTATCAACATTTGTTGAACATAAAGGATTTAAAGAAGATTTTATGGTGGAAAGTGAATTAGAGAAGATTTACAATAATTTGAGCGAAAATACATATAACTTGTTGGTAAATGAATACTTAGTTATTTACGATGACGCTGTAACAGATGATTTAAAGATTCTTGACATTTTTAAGTGGAATGGTCAGTATATGGAGACATTAAAAAGAAATAAAAGAAGTGGAAAAATTGATTTAAGCTTTAAAACATCTCAATTCGACAAGTTTGTGCCAAAAGACGCTTATCAAATGATGGCTGTAGACAGCATTCTTCATAATCAACTTACTCAAATTAGAGGTCGTGCAGGTAGTGGTAAATCTAAGATTGCATTAGAGACAGCGTGGCATTTAATTGAGCGTGGAGAATATGAGAGATTAGTAGTTTTTGTCAACCCAACTCCTGTAAGAGATTCACAAGAGATGGGATTCTATAAAGGAGACAAGCTAGAGAAACTAATGCAATCATCTGTAGGTGTAATGCTTAAATCTAAATTTGGCGATGAGATTGAAATCGAAAGACAGATAATTCAAGGTCGCCTAGACATTCTTCCATTTGTTGATTTGCGTGGATATGAAACAGGTGAAAAGAGAACTATCGTATGGATATTGGAAGCACAAAATTTAACTACGGATTTGATGAAGTTAGGGTTACAGCGTATTTCAGAGAATACTAAGGTAATTATAGATGGAGACTTTTGGGCACAAGTGGATAAAGATGTTTATGCAACTAACAATGGTATGAAGAGGGTTTCAGAGATATTTCGTGGAGAGAGTATATATGGGGAAATTGAATTGCAAAATATATATAGAAGCAAAATTGCAGAAATTGCCGACAAGATGTAGATATATTGTTAATAGAAATATATAATAATAATATAATATTTAATGTAGGAATAAAAAGAGGTCATGAGCATTTTTAAAGCGAAACCAACTCACGTTTCCTGAGCGAATTGAGTAACACACTAGCGAAAATTATCCTTGTAAGTTTTAAAATAATATAAGATATATTCTTGACAAATGTAATAAAAAATGATATAATTGTGTTACACTAAATAGTGTAGTTGATATTATAGATAAAATGTAGTTTATATATTAGGTGGGTGAATTGAAAGGGGGTGTAATCTTTGAGTAGACTAGATTTGCTCCAATACCCACCATCTTACCCATATAGCGAAGTTGTAGACAGAATAAAGAGAAAAACTAAGTCTCTCTCTTATTGCTATATGGGAGATAATTTAGGTAGTATCATTATTTCTGATGATAATGGAAATGCAAAAAAGATTAGTTATGATGGAGATTTCAATATCGAGATCGATAAATCTGCAAGTGGTCATGAATTATGGACAATTGCAGATGAAGCTAAAGACAATACAATATTTAGAGATGTTATGATGAATGTTGTGTTTCATGTTTATTGCAGTTTGTATTATTTTTTGAACAATAATGATATGGAGATTTTTGAAAGAATATTAAATCAAGGAGAGATTATGAATGAGTAGAGATACTAAGCTTAGTATGCCGAAGATTGAACTATTCTATCATGATGATAGTGATGGCAGTTGGAAACCATTAATAGACAAAGATGGAGTTTTACGTGTAACTATTGTTGGTGGAAATGAAAATTTAGGAGGTAGCAGTGATATGAGATTTTTAAGTGGAGAAGGTCAACCTACAGATGTACTTAATGCAAGAGAAGGTGATTTATATATTGATGTTACAGATGGTAAACTATATCAAAAATCAGCAACAGAATGGCATTTCTTAGTTGACTTGAAAGGTAAAGATGGTGTAGATGGTAAGAACGGTGTTGACGGAAAAGATGGTGCTAATGGTAAATCTGCATATGAAATTGCTGTAGATAACGGATTTACAGGAACAGAGCAAGAATGGTTAGAATCATTAAAAGGTGCTGACGGAAAAGACGGTGCTAATGGATTCCCTACAGAATCACAATGGAATGATTTAGTAGCGAGAGTACAAGCATTAGAAAGTTCTACTACAGGAGCATAATAATTAATATAAGACACTCTGTTGACAGATATTAATTATTATGATATAATGTATATACAATCGAGTTTTAAACAGTTCTAGACATCAAAAACTGTTTAAAAATATTTTTAATAAATGTAATATATTGACTTGACAAATGCAAAAATTTATGATATAATACATTTACAATTAAGGCACGAACAGCAATCTTTAAAATTAGAATCAAGACATTTATATTGATATAGTGAATTAGTGCCTTGAATATTTTTTTATAGTATATAAGATATGCTCTTGACAAAAATAATAAATAATTATATAATATATATGAACATAGTAATACTTTACTTAATTGAGAAATAAGTCTATGTATTGTGTGCATATCGCTTTAGGACTATATATTATGTCCACTCAAGCGCATAGAGGGCGATATGATGCGTCACACATATTTACTTTCCAAATGTTATCTGCCACTTTCCACTTTCCACTTTCCACTTTCATGTAACTTTTAAGTGGCAGATATCATTAATATTCTAAAATGCGGAACAGTTTAAGGTAGAACGCTCTTTGACTAGTGTGTATATGTCAAAGAGATGGTAGATTCGATTATTGTAATTCGCTACATGCATGTCAGAGTAGAAGTTAAATCTTTTACTCAGACACCGTTTATTTTCATGTTTTCAACTTCTCTTACAATCTTAGACACCAACAGCGTAAAATACAAGATAGTACAGGTATTTTATTATTTGGTTATTTAGAGATTTGAATTTAGTGGCATATATGGTGTCTAGTATAAAAATAACATTAGGCTCATACAGCAATAAATAAAATTACGTTGGTTATCTTACATACAACTATATTATCTAATTTCTATTATCTAATTACATCATTAATTATTAATTATCGATGTGATAATAATTTTACTTTAAGAGCCTAGTAAAGATTTTCTTAAATAGGCACATACAGCAATACATAAATGTAGGTGTATGAGAATATTTTGATAATTTGGAAAATCAAAATATTTAATTGGGTGCCTAGTTTTTTAATGCGTGAAAACTCATAATAGACTGCTCATTCAGGTAGATTCGTGCCTTGTTTTATTAAACAAATTCTTGCATTTTAAACGCAATACATCAATGTTTAGAATTTGAGAATTTGTTTAATAAAAATAAAATGGATAAAAGGAGATTGATATTATGTTAGAATACTTGAAAAATGATGCTAATGAGATAAGAACTGCAAATGGGGCAAAAGCTTTCGCAAGCACAAAATCATTTGTATTAGACTTATTCTCTATGGGTGGAGCTTTCCGTAATCGTAGCGATAAAGAAATTAGAAAGTTGTTTTCTAAAGCATTCGCTGAAAATCCATTACTAGCTATGAAAACTCTATTCTACCTAAGAGACATTACAGAAGGTCAAGGTGAAAGACGATTTTTTCGAGTTGCATTAAAACATCTAGCATTACATAACAAAGAAGCACTTCGTAAGAATTTACATCTTGTACCAAAATTTGGTCGATATGATGATTTATGGGTGCTGTTAGAAACAGACCTTAAAGATGATGTTATTGATTTAGTTAGAAAACAATTGTCATTAGATAAGAATGTAGACCATCCTAGTCTATTAGGAAAATGGCTACCAAGTTTAAATGCTTCATCTCATAAAACTAAGAAGTATGCAAAAATAATTCAAGAGGGATTGGGATTAACGCCTAGACAATACAGAAAAATGCTATCTGCCCTAAGAGCTAAAATTAACATTGTTGAAACAAAGTTAACCGAGCGAGATTACGAATCTATTGATTACAGTAAAATACCATCTCGTGCAGGATTAATTTATCGTAACGCATTCTATCGTAATGATAGAGAGCGTTATGTAAAATTTTTAGACAACCTTATAAAAGGTAAGGCGAAAATCAACACTAAAACATTGTATCCATACGATATTGTTAGAAAGGCGTTAGAAGGATATGGTGGTCGTAATATTTGGAGTTGGGGTAAAAGCAAGGAGTTAACACCACAAGAAATTCAATTACTAGACTCACAGTGGAATAATTTACCAGACTTCATTGGTGAGCGTAAAGAAAATTCTATTGCTGTTGTTGATACGAGTGGAAGTATGGCTGGTACTCCTATCGAAGTTGCTATCTCTCTAGGTATTTACTTAGCAGAACGCAACAAAGGCGTATTTCATAATCACTTCTTCACTTTCAGTAACAAACCACAACTGCAACAAATTGTTGGTAGCAACATTGTTGAAAAAGTAAGAAATCTTTCAAATTCAGATTGGGGTAACTCTACTAATGTAGAGGCTGTATTTCGTAAGATTCTTAATGTTGCAGTCAAGAATAACTTGCCACAAGATGAAATGATTGGCAAGGTTATAATAATAAGTGATATGCAATTCAACCATTGCACTAGAGGTGTTGATACACATATTTTTAAACAATTAGAGAAAGACTTTAATGAAGCAGGATATAAAATGCCATTGCTAACATTTTGGAATGTTAATGCATTTCAGTCAAACACTCAATTTACAATGAATGAAAGTGGAGTTGAGTTAGTCAGTGGATTCTCGCCTTCAATATTTAAAAATGTATTAAGCAACGTAAGTAAAACACCTTATGAACTTATGCTTGAAGTTATTGATTCTGAAAGATATTCAGAGGTTACGGTGTAAGCCTAACCTCTAGGGGTAAAAGGGGTTAAGGGTCTAGTATAATACTAGACTCCTTTTTGTGTTATATAAATTTGACAAAAATTGATAATTATGATATACTGTAATTAACATAGATAAAAAGTCGCAACAAGAGCAAAAAATAATTATATAAAATCTCTATAACAAGGAGGTATCAAATTGTTTAAATGTAGCATGAAATATAAAAAAGGTGATGAGTATATATAAAATTACGAATATAATAAATAATAAATTATGGTATCATGTAAAAATTTAAAAACAAAATTTGGAGGTTTATTATTTATGCTTAAATTAGATTTACAATTCTTTGCAAAGTTAACAGCTTCTTTTAAAACTAAAGGTGAGCTAGATATGAACAGAGTTGTAGTTTATGAAGTTAAAAACAAAGGTAAACAAGATGAGTATATTGAAGAAGTAGATTTACTAAGCTTCATGAAAGAGTTTCATGGTCAAGAAGTTTCTATTTCTATTACAAGAGATGAAGAGGTATATAGAGCTAAAGAAATCGATGAAGATGATTCAGAAAAATAAGGGTAGGTAATTCTATTGTATGGAATAATCTATAAAGTTACCAATTCTATTAATGGTAAAATATATATAGGGCAAACTACAAAAGCATTAAAAGAGCGTATTAAAGGTCATTATGATGCTCATAAAAATACTAAAAATATATTCCATAAAACATTAAAGAAGTATAGGTTTAAAAATTTTAAGATGGATTTATAAAGACTTCTATGATAGAGAGAAGGTGAATCTTAATAATGAGAAGTTACACAAATAGAAAAGGAGAAAAAATCACCGTAAGTAAAGAACATTTAGATACTGCTGTTGAGATAAAAAAACAACTTCAAAAAGCTTCACCAAGCGGAAGGTGCTCGTGGCGACAATTGGTTAATATGATGAAAGAAGAAGGGTTTAATGACGCAGAGAATAGCGAAAACTATCGTTGCATGATTAAAGATTATCAGAAATCTATCGGAGAGTTGCCACAAGTAGAAAAATATGCAGATATGATTGCAGACAAAAAACTAGATTCTATCAAAAATCTAGTAGGTGAATACGCATATGCAAAGCGTGAAGCACAAAATGAATTTAGAAAGCTAAATAAAGTAAAAAGAGATATTATTGATCATGCTTTATTTGCAGAACAAATTGAAAATGTTTTTAGTAATTACGATTGGTCTAAATTTAATTTTGAAACCAAGCGTATACATAATGGGAAAAAGAAGATGATTGTATGTCTTTCTGATTTGCATATAGGTGCTTTGGTTGATAATGATGTTAATAAATACAATTTTGAAATAGCGAAAAATAGAATGCAAGAATATTTAAACAAAGTTGTCAGAGATATTAGAGCCAATGATATATCAGAAGTATATTTAATTAATTTAGGAGATTCAATAGAACACCCATATATGCACAATTTAGCATATAATTGTGAATTTGTGTTATCTGAACAGATTGCACATGCATCAGACTTAATTATAAAGTTTATGATTGGATTGGCAAGTAAAGATGGAGGTAACGCAAATGTTACCGTAGCAGGCATAGCAGGAAATCATGATAGATATAATGAGGACAAAAGTAAAAATTTAGATGGAGACCATGCTGTAAAAGGTATAAATAAATCTATTCAATCTTTCATAGAAAATGCAAAACCAGAAAGAATTACTTATGAACAAGCAAAAGACTATGAACACTCTTTTGAAATCAATGGTAGGAATATATTAGCTGTACATGGAGATTTGGATAATAAAGATGATAAAAATCTATTATCCAAACACTCTCATTTAAAAGGGATAAATTATGATATTGCTATAATGGGTCATTATCATACAAGAGAAGTTAAAGAATTAGGAGATAATAAATTTGTAATTGTTAGCGGTAGTTTAAAAGGTGCAGATAATTATTCTCTTAATAAATTAAGAAAAGTATCATCTCCCTCGCAAACATATATAATTATACATGAAGATGGAGAGATAGAAGTTAAATGGGCAACATTAAAATAGTAGAACGGTGGAAATATATAGAAATCTATGAAGGTTTATACAAAATATCTAACTAAGGTAATCAAAAACATCTAGTGGATACATATAAAAATATTCATCAATTACTACATAAAAACTTGATTTTATAAATATATTTTTTACAAAATGCGGAAAAAAGTGCTCTGTAAACCACTTATTAATGAAAGGTTGATAATGTCCGAGTTGTTTCCTCTCCCTTCGACTTCGGGCATTATGTTCTCTTTTTTGTTTCAATGTATAACATAATGAAAGGAGTGGAACAAATGAGTACAAGAAAAAGAAAAAGCACTTCTACTCCAAAAAAGAAATGTCAAGGTAAATGTGGAAGATTAAGAGCAGAAACGTTCTTCTTTAGAGTTGACAGTCCATTATTCCCAGATGGAAGAATTAATATTTGTCGTGATTGTATTCGAGATGAAATTGATGTTGATGATATAGAACAAGTCATTAGCTTTTTAAGGCAAATCGACAAACCTTTTTATCAAGACGAGTGGGATAAAGCTTTAAAAGGAAGGGATAAGAAACATCCTATTGGTGCTTATCTTGGAAAAATTAACTCGTTGCAACAGTATAAAGGTAAGACATTTGCTAATAGCGATGGCATTGATGGTGTAGGAAAAATAGATTTATCATCTGTTAATGCACCAGATTCTATCAAAAGTGCAACAGGTAAAATCATTAAATATTCGGAAGAATTGGTTGATAAGTGGGGTACAGGATATTCTAAGAAAGAATATTTACAGCTAGAAAAATTCTATCAAGATATGATATCTACTCATGAAATTCACACTCCTACACATATCGATATGTTGAAGCAGTTAGCTTATCTATCCGTTGACCGAGATAGATTAAGAAGAGAAAAAGAATGGACAGACTACAGTAAAATCAGTAAGACTTATGAAGATATGATGAAATCAGCAGGTTTCCGACCTATTGATAGAAAAGGTATTGATGATGCTACAGGTATTAGAAGCTTCTCTCAAATTTGGGAAGAAGTAGAAAAGAGAGGATTTAGAAAACCTCCTGCCCCTAAATTTGATGAAGATATTGTTGATGGTATCATTATTGCTTTAGCAAATTATTACCATAGATTAATAGGTAAAGAAATTCTTACAGAAGTTCCAGATGAAATAAGAAAGGAAATGGAAGAATTTTACCAAGAAGATTTGACACCTGTGGATATAAATGATGAGGAATATGAAGATTTAGATTTTAGTGAGGATGATGGAGACGAAGAAGATATCCTCCTTCTTGATAATGATGAGGTAGATAATGATGACTAAGTGGAGCAATGAAGAAATAGATAATACTTGTAAGTTTTTTATTGATAGAGGATATGGGGGTGGTCTAGGGTATGACAAAATGGAAATCATGGTCTGAATTAGAAAAAGTTCAAGGAACTAATATTCGTAATATCGAGGATATGTTGCCAGACTTCGCAGAAATGTTAGCATATTTCCAAGTCTACCCTGACTAGGCAAGTTCATCGATTACATACTACCAGAGGATAGTAAGTTCGAATTATATCCTTTCCAACGTATCTATTTGAGAATACTTGCCAGATACAAAAAGGTATATATAACAGCTACTCGTGGTACATCTAAATCGTTCTTAAATATACTTTCAATGTATCTGAAATGTATATTCTTCCCATCAATTAAACTATCATTGGTTGCTCCACAGAAAGACCAAGCTTCAGCTATCGCTCAACAAAATATTGAAGCGATTTGGAATTTTATTCCTATGTTGAAGAATGAAGTTAAGAAATACACATTTGCTAAAGACTTCACAAGATTGACATTCTGGAACAATAGTGTACTAGATATTGTTGTTGCTAGTCAGGGTTCTCGTGGTCTGCGTAGGCATGGACTTTCCTTTGAGGAAATTGTTCAAATGGAAAAGCATAGGGGAGTAATTGGGGAAGTTCTACTTCCATTACTTGCCAACAACCGTAAAGGTGCAGATGGGAAAGTTTCTCCATATGAGATACATAAACAATTGACATATGTGACTACGGCATCTTCAAGACAGTCATATGCTTGGGAACAATTATACAGCGTTATGGTTGAAATGGCAGATGGTAAATCTGCTTTCGTTATTGGTAATGATTGGACGTTGCCAGTAATGTTTGACCAATTAGACCCAGACTACATTGAAGAAGTTAAAAACGACCCTAGTATGAGTCCATTGCAATTTGCTAGAGAATATATGTCAATATGGACTGGTTCTAGCGAAAACAGTTTAGTACAGTTAAAAGATTTAGAGAAGTGTAGAGTATTAACTAAAGCTGAAACGGAAGCTGTAAAAGGCGACCATAAATATATCATATCTGTTGACGTTGCTCGTTCTGAAAGAAAAAGAACAGCTACAACAGCTATCGCTATATTTAAAATTATACCTAGAGGTAATGGAACTTACATTAAGCATTTGATTAATATTCATACATACAAAGGTAATATGCATTTCGAAGAGCAAAGTATTTACATCAAAGAGCTTGTTGATAAATTCCAAGCTTCAATGGTTGTAATTGACGGTAACGGTTTAGGTCGTGGGTTGCTCGACTACTTAGTTAAGGAAGATAAGTACCCATCATATTCAGTAGTTAACGATGATGGAACTTATGAAAAATATAGATTACCAAACTCTCTACCTTTAATCTTTAATGTTATGTCTAATACTAAACAGACTAACGCTTCTGATATTCATAACAACTTTATGACGGTTATTGCTAACCATGATTTGAAGATGTTAGTTTCTAAAAATATTATCAAAGAAAAGATAAAGACAAAAGATTATGAAAAATTAGGAGAAATTCTATTACCTCATGTTGAAACAAGTTTATTCGTTGATGAAGTAATGAACTTGACATATGAAGCGCAAGGAAACAAAACGAAAGTTAAACGTGTTTCTAAGCAGATGGAAAAAGATAGATACTCTGCTGTTTCATATGGATTGTATTACATATACCTATTAGAAAGAAAAAATCAAAGAAGAAAGAAAGAGACTTTTGATGCAAGAGGTTTTATAGCTGTTAAGAAGCCTAAATATAAAATTTTTAGTTAAAGTGAGGTGAGAGAGGTTTGGCAGAAATAAATCCAAGAAGTAAGGCTAGCAAAACTGTTAAAAGAAAAAATGTAATGGTTTTCGATAGTGCGGAGTTCGCTAGATTAGTAATTAAAGATTTAGCTAGCAATAAAAACGGTAGGTCTTTATTAAAGAAATATAAGCAAAGTGAAGTTCGTGAAATTATTGAAGGATATAAGCTACCAAGAAACCAAGAGAAGCTTGTTGAAATTTCACAACTTTTATATGCAAATAGTCCACAATACAAGAGATTAGTTCAGTATTTTGGTGGTATGGCATTATTCTCGCATGTTTTGCTTCCTGTCAAAGATATTAGCAAATACAAAAAAGATAAGGTTGTAAAGCAGTATACCCAAATAGGCGAATTAATTAGGCTTATGAATTTACGACACGAAATGACTAAGATTATGATTTCAGCCTTCGTTGAAGATGTGTTTTATGGATATGTCCATAGAACTAAACAAGATTTTTACATACAAAAAATTGATCCTAAGATTTGTAAAATAACATCTGTTGAGGATGGCGTATTTAACTTTAGTATTGATATGTCCTTCTTCCAGAAGAACGAAGATACTTTACATCAATGGGCAGATGAAATTCAGCAAAAGTATAGACAATGGAAAGTGATGAAATCTAAAAATCCTAAACTTAGCGAATGGGTTGAACTTGACGCAGAAAATACTATCTGTATCAAGGTCAATGAGGAAATTTTAGAAATATTTCCACCATTTGCAGGTTCGTTTGATGCTATCTACGATATTGAAGGATTCAAGAGACTTCGTAAAGATAGAGAAGAAATTGGTAACTATATGATTCTTATACAAGAGTTGCCAATGAGAAAAGATAGTGAAAACAACAACGACTTCATGATTGACAGAGATATGATGATGTACTTTCACAATATGGCTGTAGATGTAGTTCCAGAGAACGTAGGAGTTATTACATCTCCTATGAAAATCGAGCCATTGAAGTTTGATAGAGATAAAGTTGACAATGATGGCGTTGCAAAGGCAGAGCGAGATTTCTGGTCTGGTAACGGTACATCGCAACTACTATTTAATGCTGACAAATCAACATCACAGGGTTTACTAATGTCAATTAAAACTGATGAAGAAATTGTTTTTGGTGTATTGACACAGATTGAGCGTTGGGTTAATAGATTCTTAAAATTCCAATTTAATGACCTAATGTTCAATATAGATATACTTGATGTTACTCACTTTAATCAGTCAGACAAGCATAAAATGTATTTAGAATCTGCACAATTTGGAATACCTGTTAAGAGCCATATAAGTGCTACTCTAGGTTTAAGTCCAATCGAAACTATGAATATGGCATACTTAGAAAATGACATACTAGAGTTGCATGAGAAATTTATACCTCTGCAAAGTTCGCACACAATGAGTGCAGAAAATATTGCAGGAAACGAGGGAGAAGATGGTAGACCTCCAAAAGAATCAGATGAAATTTCTGATGAAACAGCGAGGAGTCAAGATAAACCTAATGCATAACCGAATTAAATAAACTTGAAAGGGGGTGAAGAGAGGTTGGCACGAAAATTGCTAGAGTTTCAAGCTAGTATTAGCGATATAAAACAAGTGAATCCTCTTTTCTCTACCTGTAAAGTACGTGTCCTTTACACAGGTAAAAATCGCAATATGTCGATTATTACTAAGGACGCAGTTGAGAAAGCACTTCCTACTTTAAAAAATATCCCGATTGTTGGCGAATATTCAGAGGAAATAAAAGATTATAAAGGTCATGGTGGTAAAATCGACTTAGATTCTTACAAATATGTTCATACTACCAAGCCTTACGGTATAGTTCCAGAATCAGCCACATATGAATGGGAAGAAGTGAAAGGAAAAGATGGTGCAATTCGTGAATATTTAACTATTAACGGTTGCTATCTTTGGACAGGAAGATATGAAGAAGCTTATGACGTTATCGAGAATGGTAAGGGTCAATCAATGGAGATTGAGGTTGTAGATGGTAGATGGGATGAAGAAGAAGAAGCTTACAGAATCGATAACTTCATCTTTTCTGCACTATGTATTTTAGGAGACGATGTTGAGCCTGCCTTCGAAGATGCGAGTATCATGGCTTATTCATTAGATAAAGATTCTTTCAAACAAGAATTTTCAACTATGTTGAAAGAGCTGAAAGAATCTATTTTAAAAGAGAAGGAGGAAAAATCAGTGTTAAAAGAGTTATTAAAAAAATACTCTCTTACTGTCGAAGATTTAACAGAAAAAGGCATTAAATTCGATGAAATTTCAGAAGACGAATTGGAAGCAAAAATTATCGAAGTTTTTGAAATTGAAGAGAATCCTCAACCAAAAGATGATGAGGGAAAACAAGAAGAAGAACAAGAAGGAAAAGAAGAAGAAATAGAAGAAGAAATAGAAGAAGAAGATAAAAAGCAAGAGCCTAAAGATGATGTGACCCCAGAAGGTAAAGATGAAAAAGGTGAAGATGAAGTAAAAGATTATTCAAAAGAATTAGAATCACGTATCAAAGAGCTTGAAAAAGAGTTAGATCAGGCAAATAATTCTCTCAAAGAGGCTAACAAGACAATTGAATATTTAAATAAAGAAGTGGAAAGCTTAAGAGAATTTAAATTAGGTGTTGAGAAAAAAGAGCACGAAGCCAAAGTTCAAGAGATGTTTAACAACTTCCAATTAAATGAAGCAGATGTTGAAGGAATTGACATTCACGCATTTTCATTAGAAGAACTTGAAGAAAAATGCTATGCTATTTTAGGTAGAAAACTAGCTTCAAAGAAAAATTTCTCAAAATCTAAAGATGAAGGTATTCGTTTGTTAGTAGGCAACGATGACCAAGATAAGCGACCAAAACCTTATGGTGGCTTAATTGAAAAATATATGAATAAATAAAAATATTAAATTAGGAGGAAATGAATAATGGCTAAAGAAATCAAAATTGTTCGTAAGGACAAGTTGTTAGCAGGTTATAATGGTAATTTGGAATCAGTTATTGTACATGATGCAAATGGTAAACCAGTTGCTACATCTAATGGCGTATTTGTTAAACTTGAAAAATTAATGGATGGAGAAAGAGAAGTTCGCAAAGCTGTTTTGGCAAGCGAAGGTGACATTGCAGAGGATGTTCTACTCATCCATAACCCAGAAGTTATGTATGATGAAAGACTTTACAAATTAGAAGATTTCGTTATCGAAGCAGGTAAAGTAGCTCGTGCTTACCGCTTATACGATGGTGATATTATCACTTTAACAGTTGACTTATTCGCTGACACAGTTGCAGTTGGTGATGTATTAACAGTTAAAGCTGATGGTTTACTAGGAAAACCTGCTGACGCTTCTGGTGCAAAAGTTGTATTTGAAGTAATTGAGGACGCAGGTAACGAATTACACCACGAAGCAAAAGCATTCGCTGTTCAAGTAAAGCGTAACTAATCTTTAGGACACAAAATATTAAGGAGGAAAATTAATAATGGAAAAAGATATGATTAAATTAGCTGTTGATTTGGCTAAAGGTAAAGTACAAAATTATTCAGCTAAAGATGCTAACGAAACTCTTCGTAAAGCATTTGCTGATTTAATGGAATTTTCACTAGAAGGAGACGGTAAGATTGACCGTAAAACCTTCCGTAGACATAAAGTTGAAATCTTCGAAATCTTAGAAGAAATTATTAACGAAACTCTTCATGAAGGATTGGAAAATCAGTTTGATGGTTTCGCAGAATACCGTAACTTAGCATGGGGCGACACTAATGTGTTTAAAGTTCCTGCGAATAACATCTTCCGAGTAGCTTTAGTTTCTGACGGTAACGGTAATATCCGTAGACAAAGATTACGTGATGGTCAAGAGTTCTCTGTAAGTCTTGATACATACGCAATCAAAGTTGGCGAAGATTTCCACCGTTTCTTAGCAGGTCGTGTAGATTGGGCAGAGTTCATGGAAGGAATTGCTGAAAGCTTCCGTAGAGACTTAACTCAGCGTATTTACGAAGCAGTTTACAACTCTTTCGGAAACGGTTACGGTGCTACATACCACAACTACTTCTCTAACGGTTTCACAGAAGATGACTTAGTTGAGATGGCTATGCACATTGAAGCTCGTACAGGTGAGAAAGTAGCTGTTTATGGTACTAAATTAGCTCTTCGCAAGCTTGCTCCAAGCAATATTACAGAAGCTATGAATGACGCACGTAACAAAACTGGCTACTATGGTGAAATTGCAGGAATCGAATTGCGTGAAATTCAACAATCTCACAAATACGGTACTGATGAGTTCGCCATTGCTAACGACTTCGTATTAATATTGCCTCAAAATCCAGATAAAATGGTTAAGGTAGTTAACGAAGGAGACGCAATTATCCAAGATATTAACGGTGGTCAAACTTCTGATATGATGCAAGAATACTTCATTGCTAACAAATTTGGAATATCTGTCATCACTTCTAAAGTTTACGGTTTTGCAAAATTCTAATTTAAGGTTTAATTAATTTTGGTAGTTAGGGGTTTTATCCCCTAGCTACCGTAATTATACAATATCTTAGAATAAAAATCAAGAGAAAAAGGGGAATTAAAAAAATGGCTAGAAATTTAAAAGGATTGAATAAAGCTGAATTAATTAAAATCTTGGTAGATGAATATGGTTATGAAAAGGCTGACCTAAAAGACGAAACAGGTAAACCTTTTACTAATGCCACACTTAAATCTATGATTAAGCGAGAAGAAGAGGATGCAAAACAGTTAGAAGTAGAAGAAACTGTAATTGTTGCAAAAGAAAATAAAATCAAAGATGATGACTTAATTGTTGTCATGAATGGTTTAAATGGTGGACTAACTCATCGCTCAACTTCAACGGGTCGAGTTTGGAGATTTCAAGAGTTTGGTCAAATAGACAAAATTCCTTACGGTGAGCTTTTACGGATTCGAAATAACAATCCTAAAGTATTTGACCAAGGTTGGATGATTATTCTTAACAGACAAATCCAAGAAGAATTTGGTTTAACTGAAAAATACAAAAATATTCTTACACCAGACAATATTGAAAGTGTGTTTAAAAAAGATTTAGATGAGCTAAAAGATTTTGTAAAAGGATTACCAGAAGGTATGAAAGTTACCTTTGTAAACAAAGCTAGAGAGTTATATCAATCTAAGAAACTTGATAGCATTCGTGTAGTTGATTTCATACAAGAAGAATTTGGCATTTCATTAGAAGATAACGCTCCTTTATCTGATATCGCTGTTTCTGCAAAAAGGAATAATTAAAGGGGTGTTTATAAATGGAAAAGAGAACATATCTTTCAGAGATTTATGAATCTTTCCTGTCAAGCATATCTGATTACACATTACTAGAGATTTCACCACAAGAAGTAGAGGATGACTTGTTTACATATTTTAAGAAAGCTAGAAGGAAATTTAGAAAGTGTAAACAAAGTTTGAATTTAGTTGAAGATGACAATGGTGATAAATATTTCGGCACAAAAAAATATCACATTGTTGATAGCGATGAAACGCTATACAGCATTGCAGATAAATATAAATTAACTCCTAAAGAATTGGCAGATATGAATAACATGACTATATTAGACAAGATAAACAAAGGAGACAAACTTCTAATTTATGAAGAAGAAGTTTTGTTAACAGGACTTGAAATCGATATTTTGACACATCTAATGTTGGTAGAGTATATGAAGCCACAACTGATCGCTACAGAAGTTATGAAACAATCTCTTAGTGATAAGGATTTCAGAATCTACTCACAAGCAAACCAACTAAGAGAACTGAATCTTCTATACAGGCTACTTCAAAGAGAAGCAAAGGCAATGATTACAGAATATACTTATGTAGGGATGACTGACGATGATAGAAAATAAAGACAGATTATTAGTTTATTTTGATTCCCTAATTAATAGTGTATTCAAGATATTGCCTTTATATGAAGAGAAGAATGTTGGTATTGAAACTTATGTAGAATCATTGTTGTTTGAATTATATGGTCTTGATAAAGTTATAAAAATTGAAAATAGCTATGAATATATTTCTCTACTATCGACACTAGAATCGATTAAGAAAGAGGTTGCTAATTCAGATAGTGAGAAGAAAGTAGTGAAGAGAGAAGTTTTTAAATGCATTAGTATCATCAAGAATACCATAGGAAAGCTCGAAAAGGGTGAGTAATATGGATTACCTTGATAAATATAAAAAAAGGTTAAAGCGTGCAGGAGATAACGTCGGGGAAGCCTACCATAATAATACCATTTCTTTTATAGAATCTACATTCCATGCTAGTCCTACATATAGAGTGATGGAGATTGAGAGCAACAATCCTCTATATTCACATATCACAAAGATGGATGGCAGGGTTGTAGAAGTTGAAAGACTAGGTACTTTAAGAGAAATCATTCTAAGACCTGCAAAAAATCTTGAAATTGGCATGTATGCTAAGATTGATGACGAATGGTTCTTGCTATTTGATAAATATGGTGGCACAGGTTCTACCGCTATTAAAATGTTAGCAATCAAGATTAACCAACAGTTAAGATGGTATGATAAAGATGGTGTTTTACGAGACTTTAAATGTGTTGCTTCCGCTACTGACTTAGGTTCTAAAGCTCGTCAAAGCAAGAACGAGATTGAGTGGAACAAATATGACGTAAGATTACCTGTCGGACAGTTATTCGTCTCTGTAGAAAAGAACAGTATTACAGAAACTATCGGATTAAACCATAGATTTATATTCGGTAGAAATGTTTATGAAGTAGTAGGTATTGACGATATAACAACTACTAACGATGAAGGTTATGGAATCATTCAGTTCACAGTCAAGATTACAACTAAATCATCAAAGGATGATTTTGAGAGACAAATAGCTCACAATGATTATCAAGTGAATACAAGCGAATCGGAAAGTAATGAAATTCCATCAGACGCTAACAAAGAAGAAGAGGATGAATGGGGTAGGTTATGGTAATGAAAATAAATGCAATGTCGTCTAATATTATGAATATTATGGAATCTTTGAGCCATAATGAAAACCTTATCAATCTATTAATTATAGATAAGAATAAAGCAGAATTTCATGGTACGAAAGATAGACCAGAAGGATTTAGGAATAATAAGCAAATAATTAAACAGAATGATAAGTTCTGTAGAATCCTACCAGTACCATTTAATCCCAGAGCAGAAGAAGCAGACAAATCTATGATTCGTGTTTACTATAATCAAGGTGAATTTGATTCAGAATTAATTTCAGAATCGACACTACATATTGACATAATCGTTGCTAAGAATTTGTGGCTAATCTATGACGAAAGCATAGGCAAAGGTTTAATTAGACCTTATGCAATTTTAGAAGCTGTAATGGATTGTGTTGGAAGAAGAAGTGGCAATCCATTAGTTTCAGTCAACTTTACAGGTTGGCAACACTTAGCAGTTAACACTAAATTTGACGCTATTAGGTTGTATGCTGATTACTTCAAACCAGAAGTGTGATAGCCATGCAATTTCACGATATGAAAGAAATCGATTTAAAGTTAGCATTGCTAAGTGGAAGTGAGATTGAGCTAGGTAATTTAAAAATAGCTCCTTACACATTGCGAGAAGTTAAAGATTATGGATATACAAATTATATGAAGAATCTCCAATGGATTTCATTATCCATTGATGATTTTATAAGTTCTATCCTTGACGAAAATAAGAGAAAAATCCTAGAAATTAACAAAGAATCTTTGAAGGTTTTCGACTTTTATATTAAGCTCGGTGGCAAAGAAATGCAAGACAAGTTGGTTGAAGTATTAAAGATGATATTTAAAAATGATGATTTACGAGTTTTAGACAACGGAATCATCGCAATAGATTTCGTCAAGCTAGGCATTATAATTGAAGATGACGATGGAAACGTCATTGAAATAAAAGATGATAAGCTTAGTGAACTTGACGAGGACAAAATCAAAATAATACATAGAGATAATTTTGATGACATTGTAAAAATAGTCAGATTACAAAACTATCTTGAACAGCCAGAGGAAGCAGTTGAGGAAGAAGAGCCTGCTGACGAAGAAGCTAGAAAGCTACTAGAGCATATTAAAGAAATGAGAAAGAAAGTCGAAGAGAAGAAGAGACAGCAATCAGAAGATGGTGAAGAGGCTGATATAGATATAGCCGACATTGTTAGTGCTGTAAGCTCAAAGAGTAACTCTATTAATAAATTAAATATCTGGGATTTCACAATCTATCAAATCTATGATGAGTATGCAAGGTTAGAACTTATAGATAATTACGACTTTGGCATTAGAGCTATGATGGCAGGTGCTAAAGATGTAGACTTAAAGCATTGGTCTAGTAAGCTATAAAGCTTACTAGAACTATAATAAAAAATTAATTAGGAGGAATATATAATGGCAAATAAGCGTTATGGTTTAAAAGAGGTTGCAAATGTTATCTTTTTTGACATTAGCTCAGGAAAACCTGCAATCTTCTTCGATACTTTGAAAGTTTCAACTATTGAAAACGAATCTGAAAGTGCAGAAGCTCGTGGTGGTCAAGGAAACGGACGTTTAATGTCTTGGGATTACGGACGTACAGCTACTTTAACAATGCAAGACGCATTACTATCTGACGTATCTCTTGCAATGTTAAGTGGTAACGCAGTAAAAGATGGTTCTGAAGGAATTAAGGTTGTAGGTCGTGAAACTTTAACTGTTTCTGGCGGTGCAATCAGTCTTAAAGAAAGCGTTGTTGACAACTTAAATGTTATGAAGGTTGTTAACGGTGTAATTGACCCAACTATTGAAGTTTCTGTTGTTGAAAACTTATCAGGAGAAGTTACTCTATCAGGTGTAGAAGATGGAGATACTGTAATGGCATTCTATGAATATACAGTTACAGACCCAAATGCTTCTAAAATCACATTCTCTGCTAATGCTTTCCCTTCTACATATCGTGTAGTTGGTGATACATTAGGTAAAGACCAATACGGAAACTTACGCAAAATGCAGTTTATCATTCCACAAGCTAAATTACAATCAACGTTCTCTTTAACAATGGATGTTGAAAACGTTTCTGTATTCGACTTTAACTTAGATGTATTGGTTGACCCAGAAACAAATAAATTGTACGAAATTGTTACTCTGTAATAAGAATATAGAGATTAAAGGAGAGGGTAGAGAACATAAAGTTTTTCTACCCTCCTTTTTTTATTTACTTATATAATGCATAAAATTGACATTTTATTAACTTTATGATATAATTATAATAGGAGTGTGCTCGGATAAATCCGAGCAAATATAAAAAATAATAGTATAAAAGGGGTAATGAGAAAATGGCTAATGAAAAAGATTTACAAAAAGAAGTTGCTGTTCAAGAAGAAGTTAAGAAAGAGAAAACTAAAAAGCCAAGAGCTAAAAAACTTACTGTTGCAGAATTAAAGAAACAAAATAGAAATTTGGACGCTCAAACAGAGCATACTGTTGTAGTTAACGGAGTTGAATATAAAGTAAAAGTTGATAACGTTTTCCGTAAAACAAAACAGCATAAACTATTAGAGGACTTAATCCTCTTCATGAACGAAGGAAGTAGGCGAGTAGAGCTTTTAGATGTTGCTACACCATACATAACTCTATTAATGATTAAACACTTCACTGATGTGGAAGTTTCTGACGATATTGATGAAGCTATCGAAACTATGAACGCATTAGTAGATTTAGAGATTTTCGGAGAAATCGCAAACTTAATGCCAGAAAATGAATTACTGAAAATGTATGAAACTATCAATGCTTCTATCGATAGAATGAATGTTAATATTACTGAATTATTGAAAGAAGCAGAAGAGCTATCTAAAAAGGTAGAAAATAAAGAAGTTAAGGAAATGTTGGAAAATGGCGAGAATGAATAATTTAAGCGAAGGCTTACAAAGCTACCTTCAAGGCATGACAGAAGAACAAGCTATTAAAACTCTTCAACAAGAAGGTAGAAGGCTTAAATACATAGCCTTGAAGGTGTGGCGTAAGTACCTATCCGATTATCAACCTAAACAGTACGTGAGAACTAGAGATGCTCAAAGAGGTATCAAGTTAGGCAGAGTTAGAAAAATTTCTCCTTATGTGTATGGTATAGATTTAAAATACGAAAACGACCTAATGTACCATGATTCTATTTTTGGTAAGAATTACCCTAAAGGTCATTCTCTAATGCTTATTAGTGAAGGTTGGAAGGTTAGAAAAGGTAAGCATAAAGATATTTATATGTTTGGATATTTCGAAGGTGCAGATATTATCGGTCAAATTGAAAGAGAATATAATAAGTTCAAACCGAGAGGTATTACACTAGAAACCCAATGGACAGGAAAGTTTTTAAAGTAGGAAGTAGGTGAAAGCTATGGCATATAAAAAAATAGAAGAGGTTACAGATGAGTTCTGGGAGAATGAAGTTAATGAGATTAATAAAGAAATTATCGAAGATTTCTTGTCTCAACAACATCTTTCCCCGAAAACTCTTAAACAATATAAGTCAGCTTTAAGAATTTTTGCTAAGTGGGTTCACGATTATGCTAGGAATAAGGATATACCAGATTTAAAACCTAGAGACGCTCTAAAGTATCAAAACTGGCTCATTGAAAAAGGGTTAAGTCCTAGCGGTATAAAATTCAAACGTTCGGCTGTTTCTAGTCTATGTGGGTTTATTGAAGTTTATTACAATGACGAATATCCAATGTTTAGAAATATCTTTACAAAGGCAATTCCTAACGTTGCCAAATCTCCTGTAAAAGAAAAGAAACCGTTAACAACAAAAGAAATCGATAAATTAGTAGATTATCTTACTAAAAAAGAGGAGTGGCAAAAATTAGCGTGGGTACTGTTTACATACTCAACAGGTTGTCGTAGAGAGGAATCTAGGCAACTATTAACGGAAGTTGTCACTTATGAGAAGCATAAAGACAAGCATGGAAATGAAAAACCATACTATGTAACTCACAATATAAGAGCCAAAGGTAAAGGTCGAGAAGGAAAGATTCGTAAATTTGCTTTTGACGAAAAAGCTATGAGAGCTATTAAGAAATGGTTAGAATATCGTAAGTCAATATTTCCAGATGATGACTGTCCATATGTATTCGTAAGAAAAGCTAAAGACGGATATAAACAGTTGTCAGCTAATGCTTTTAATTTATGGTGTAAACAGTTTAGTGAGATTTTAGGTGGTAGACCTGTCCATCCTCACTTATTTAGAAGTAGTAGAGCGACAAATGCTGTCGTTGAAGATGGTAAAAGTGTAGAATCAGTACAAGCCTTGCTAGGACACGAATCTTCGTCCACAACTCAAATATATATAGTTAAGGATAATTCAGATGAGTTGGATGAGTTATTCTGATGAATAGCGGAATATATAAAATAGTTAACATTGTTAACAAAAAAGTTTATATAGGCAAGGCATCTAATATATATACTAGATTTAGGTCTCACAAATCATATCTTAGAAGAAACGCCCATTACAATAATCATTTACAACGCTCTTGGAATAAGTATGGAGAAAATAGCTTTAAATTTGAAGTTATAGAGTATTGTGAAAAAGATGTTTTAATAGAGAGAGAAAATTATTGGATGAAATACTATAATAGCTTCGATTTTAGATATGGGTATAATATATTGCAACCCGATGAAAACAATAATTCATATATATACCCAGAAGATATAAAAGAGATTATGAGTGAAAAAGCTACTATATATTCTGACAATGATTTGATAAACTATCTGAAGAAATATTATCATGAAAATAATTCAGTTCCAACTACAAGAGATTTAGACAATGATTCCGATTACCCAAATTCAGAGACATATAGATTAAGGTTTGGAAGCTTTAAGAACGCTTTGATAAAATCTAATCTATATAAATATATAGATAATGAGAATGATTTTGATAGGAAAGAGTATGAAAAAGATGAAGTTATTGAAAGTTTAAAATTCTTCATAAAAAGTAATAAAAAATTTCCTGATAGAGATGATTTTAAAAATACTGACTATCTGCCTTCATATTCTACTATTTATAGGATTTTTGGCACTATTAAAAACGCAAAAATAGAATGTGGTTTCACAAAAGAAATTGAGTTACATTACGAGAAAAAGAAAATGATTAACGATTTAAAAATTTTGCACAAAAGAGATGGGTATGTAACTAGCAGAACAATTGATAAATGTGAATTTGCTAGGAGTGCGAGATATTATGCAAAAGTGTTCGGCTCGCTAATGAATGCATTTAAAATTGCAGGTATTCAGAATAAAAGAAAGTACGAAGAATCAGAATTGAATAAAGTGGGTTAAGGGGTACATACAATACCCTTAATTCTTTCATTAATGTTTATTAAGTTAATATAGTAAACATTAATAAAAAGAATTAAGGGTATTGCTAAAATACTCTTTTTGGATTATAAAAAGGGGTGAAAAATGTTGGCAGGACAAAATGATTTAAATATGCTCTTAAAAGCACAGGTTGTAAAAATAAGAGCAGAGCTAGATGTTAAAGGTAGCTTACCTAGAATCAAAGAACAAATTAAAGAAATCAGTAAAAAGTTAGAAAAAAATCCTGTAAAACTACAGGTTGAACTAGATTATAAAATTGGCGAACTAAAGAAACAAATGAGACTATTACAAACGTCTCTTAATACTGCCAAAACATTAAAACCTATTAAAATAAAGGTTGAAATTGATGTTAAAGGTTCGGCTACACAAATCAGGAAACAACTTCAAGAAGTAAATAGAGTTGTTGATGAATTTAATAAGAAATATGGCGAACAAGTCAAAAAAATGCAAGAGCAAGTCAACAAGCATAACCGAGTAATTAGTGGAGCAGGGCAAGGTGGAAAACGCTCTTCAAATTCTATGACTTATCAAATGATTGACGAAATTAAAGAAGCTGAAAAAGCTCTACGTCAAATGTATAGTCCAAAAACAGGTAGCGGTCTATTTGGATTTAGTGAGTTTCGTGATGCCGAAGGTAATGTAAGAGGTTTCGTTGCACAGTTAGAAAAAGCTAATGGTGTTGTACATAAAATTAGATATGAGTGGAATAAAGAAGCAGGTAAATTCACTCCTATCACACAAGAAACTGTAGATGCTACACAAAAGCATGTTCACAAAGCAACTCAATCTCTAAGGTCTTTAAGTGCTGAAATTCAAAAGCTACAAGATAGTAAAGGCAAAGATGCTTTATGGAGTTCTTACGCTGAATTAGAGAGAAGAGCAGGGCAAGGAACACTAACTAATGACGCTGTAAAAGACCTTAAAAGACAAATTAAAGAAGAGCAAGTGTTGCAACAACAAATTGATAAGACAAACAAAGAATATATTGAAAGACAAAAACTACTTAGAGACATTCGTGTTGCCAGAGACAGAGGTATTCAAAAAGATGGCTCTATGTTCGATATTAAACCTTATCAGCAATTAATTAAAAACGTTAAAGAAGGTACTTCTTCTATTGCAGAACAAAGATTAGAACTTCGAAGATTGCAAGACGAAGAAAAGAAACGTGAAACGAATCAGAAGAAAATTTTAGAAAATACTAAAAAACGTATACAATTGCTAAGAGAATTAAGAAGAATCGAAAGACAAACTCCGTCTGACGATGAAACATCTAATAGACTTATCAGAGAAATTAAACATATGGCTGAAAGAGCAAAGCATGCTAGAGACTGGATTGAAATCCAGAAACAGATGAATGCTTTAAGAAATAGCAACGACAACGATAAAGAGTTAGATAGAACTATAGCTCTTATGGACAAAGCTGAACGTAAACTAAGAGAATACGGAAGAATGCAAAATCAAACAGCAGAGGAAATCGAAAAAAGTATTAGAAACATGCAAAACGTAGCTATGAAAGGCTACGCTGACCTAGAAAAATTATACTACAGAGTTAATAAACAAGTTAAGGATTTACGAGACGAAAATAAACGAGTTATAAGTGAAGGTAAAGTATTATTATCTGGGCAACCTACAAACGTTAATGACGCTGTGATGGCTCAAAATATAAGAACTGCTGTAGATAACAGAGACGTTCAGGCTTTACAGGCTTATATAGGTCAAATTTACAAAGGTCAAGTAGAAACTGTTAAAATGGAACAAACAACTGACCATCTTGGTCGTGCGGTAGACCGTTTACGCATTAAGATGGCAGGTACAGGTAAAACTGTAAAATCATATGTTGTTGACTTAGATAGAGCTAATGGCGAATTAAGACAAATGCAACAAGGTCTTGACTATAACGCCAACCGTAACTTAGGTGTGTTTGAACAATTAAGAATTGCTATGGAACGTGTGCCTGTCTGGATGACAGCTATGACAGCGTTCTACGGAAGCATTCGTGCTGTTCAAGCTATGAGTAGAGAAATTCTACAAGTGGACAAAGCTTTGACAGAGTTAAAGCGTGTTGCTAGCGATGATATACAAATCGATAAAATCTTTAAAGGTGCTGTTGACCTATCTAAACAATTAGGTAATAATGTTCATGATGTAATGCAGACTTTAAATGATTTCTCACGTACATTCGGTGAGTTTAACGAGAGACAATTATTAGCTATTACTAATACAGCTACATTAATGTCTAACGTTTCTGAATTATCTGCTATTGAAGCAGGAGAAGCATTAATTTCTACAATGAACGCATTCAATATTGAAGCCGAAGAATCAATTAGAATTGTTGATGCTTTCAACGAAGTTGACAACAACTTCGCTGTAAGTACGAAACAGCTAGCAGAAGGTTTGTCTAAGACAGCTTCTACTGCTAAAACATTCGGTGTAACAATGGAAGAATCTGTCGGTCATATTACAGCCATTTCTGCTGTAACGCAAGAGAGCGGTAAGATTATCGGTAACGCACTTAAAACTATCTATTCTCGTATTACAACTATGGATGATGCAGAAACAATCCTTAATAGTGTAAACGTTCAGATTAAAGATATGGAGGGCAACGTAAGACCTGTTCAAGACATTCTATCAGATTTAGGTTCTAAGTGGGATGAATTGAGTGACGCTCAAAGACAACAGATCGGTGTAACGTTAGCAGGACGTTATCAATTATCACGTTTCTTAGCCATGATGAACAACTGGGATATGGCTATAGAAGCTACAACTACCGCTTTAACATCACAAGGTTCTGCTATGCGTGAGAATGATAAGTACCTAGAATCCTTCGAAGCTAGAATCAATCAGCTTAAAGTAGGATTCACAGAGTTGGCGTTATCTGTTGGAGACGCTATACTTAGCGATGGGATGATGACTTTAATTGAACTAGGTAAATCACTTGCACAAGTTGTTACTGACTTAATAGATAAGTTCGGTGCTTTACCTGCATTATTCTTAGCTATTGCAGGAGTAATGGGTAAATTTGGATATTTAAGCAAGATTCATTCTGGATTTGTTGGATTAATTGATAAAGTTACATCTTTAGGAAAAGAATCTCGCATAACTGCACAAGAAATGCAAACAGCACAAAAAACTATGCTAGCAACAACCACAGCAACTAAAGGTGTAGAAACCGCTATGAACGGTGCTACAACAGCAGCCAAGACTTTAGGTGCTAGCATAAAAGGTGCTTTAGCTTCTACCGTAATAGGTGCTGTCTTTGTTGGAGTAGGTATGCTAATTGAACACTTTATCGGAAAGATGGCAGAAGCAAAACGTGAAGCAGAAGAATTTGAAAAACAACAAAACAGAATGGTTGAAGCTTTCCATAAAGTAGGTTCTGCTAAAGGTTTAGAAGATTTAATTAACCAATATGATAAATTGGCAGATAAAGCAAATAGAACAACAGAAGAAGAACAAGAATATCAAGCTTTAAGGGCACAATTAGTCGAAAATTTTCCAACATTAATTGACCACTATGACGAAGAAGGAAACGCTGTATTAAAATCTACTGAGGCTATGAAAGACCAAATTCCTACATTGGAAAAATTGTCTCGTGCAAAAGCAAATGTTACTAAAGCTGAATTTAAAGAAAAAATAGAAAAAGAAGTTGAGAGTTGGAACAAATTATCTGAAAACATTGAAAAAACTTCTAAGAAAATAGCAGAGCTTAGAAAGAAACCAGAAACATCGGAAGTTCCCATGGTTACTGGATATGAAGTATTTGCTATGCCAGAAAATTCTACTATAAAAACAAAAGATGGTAAAGGTGTAATAGAAATAAATAATGCTAAAGCATTAGCAAAAGAAGAACAGAAACTATTACAACTTCAACAAGAACGTGCTCATCAGCTAAATGTTATAAATAAATTGATAAGTGACCAAACATTAGCATATATGGAAGTTGACGGAGTAATGTCTAAACTTTCAGATAAGCAAATAGAAGCAATTGAGGACTACTCTAGTTCTCACACAAAATCAATTAACAAAAGACTTAAAGAGCTAGAAAAAGAAGGAGCTTCTCATAAAGAAATAGCAGACTTTCTTGAAACAAAAGGTAAAGCTATAGCTCAAAAAGGTACGGAAATAGCTAAAGCTTACAGTAGTGCATTTGAAGAAGTCTACAAAGCAACAGACGGTTCACAAGCAAGTTTTAACGATGTTAGAACTGCTATAGACTCTGTAGCATCGTCTTTAGATGAGAGTTTCTACAAATTTAAAGAGATGGATGATATTAATGACCAAATTGTAGAATTAGCACAAATAAGCTATGAAATGAAAACAGCAGGTGAAGAGTCGTTTGGTTCATATATCGAAAGAATTAAAGCTATGGGTTACTCAACAGATGAAGCAACTAAAATCGTTGGTAACTTAGCTAAAGAGCAACAGAATGCTGAAATCTATCAACAAGCATTAAAACAAGGTTTCGAAGAAACTACATCAGCTCTTGATGATTACAATGCTTCATTACTTGAAACTATCGATTTAACATCTGCTCTCCTTGGTGATGGTGCTTCCGAAGAAATGAAAGCACTAGAATCTAACATTGCATTAATTATGCTTTACAATGACAAGTTAGGAGAAAGTGCAAGTAAGCATTGGGAGTACAATGAAGCCTTATCTAACACAGCATTATCTCTTGGTGTATCAGAAGAACAATTATTGAAAAACATTGAAAATATCGCATTCTTAACACAGGTAACAGGTGAATTAAACCCTGTCTTAAATGAAACAGCAGATGGCGTAACTGCTTGGAACGAATTGTCAGAAGAACAAATTGAAAAACTTAAAAAGTTAGGTATCACACAAGATGACCTACTTATGAAATACATCGAACATCAAAACTGGCAAACTGCTATTTTAGATGTTTTAGGACTTTTAAATGCAGAGAGAGAAGCGGAAGCAAGTGCTACAGAAAATAGCAAAAACAAAACAAAAGAAGATACACAAGCTAAGAAAGAAAACGCAGAAGCTACTGACGCACAGGCACAAGCTGTTGAAACATTAACTGGAAAATTCAATACATTCAAAGAGAAAGCTGATACAGTTAGCAGGTCTGCATACATTGATACAATCAAGCAACAGCTAGAAGAATTAGATGGTAAAATCATAGTAACACAAGATAACACAGGTGGCTTGAAGTTAGCAATGGCTGATGGCACAGAATCGCAATGGTTAAATACATTGCAAAGACAATTGGGAGAACTAGGATTTGATTTAGGACTTGTTAAAGATGATGCAGGAAATATTAAACTTGTGTTGAATGATGCTACAGGCTCGACAACATTAGCAACAATCGAGGCTGACGCTGAAGATGCTAAGATAGCTCTTAGCGATACTATTACAGAACACGAAATACTTAAAGAGAAAGCTAAGTCGTTACCTAATGATTATTCACAAATTGACTTCACGAAATTATTCTCTGGTTTGGAAACAACAACCGAAAAAGTCCAATTCCTTTCAGAAGCATTGGAAGGTGTATGGGAAAATGTTAAATTCTTAGACTCCATTCAAGGCACAGTTGATAAACTTAAAGGTGCTATGGAGACTGTTAGAGATGAGATTAAAAGTTTATTTGACAGCAATAAAGGTGATTTTGGAGAATTAGAAAGAGAAGCTGTTAAAGCTAAAGAAGCTATTAAAGATGTTCAAAATGCTTTAAGTAAAATGAATAATAAAGCCAGAGAAATCCCGTTAGATGCATTCAATGGATTCAAAAAAGATGCCAATGAAGCCAAAGAATACATGAAATCTTTAAAAAGTGAAGTTGATAATCTTGCTCAAAAAATATCGGGATTAAATGGTGCATCAGCATTATATGCTGTTGTAATGAGCACGATTGGAGCCACAACACAAAATGCTGTAAATAAATTAAGCGAATATGTGACTAAACTACAAGAATTAACAGGTGTATTATCATCTGTTGCTGTATTCAATCAAAAACTTGCAATTTCTCAATCGTCAATATCATCGTCAATGCGAAGTGTTGTAATGACAACAAGCACTTATGGAACAGCTATCGCATCAACAGCAGGATTAATTGCACAGGCATATGTATCTATGTCAGTGATTATCTCCACAAAAACAATGGCTATAGTTAATGAATATCAAAGACATGGAATTGCTGTTAGAAACCTAGAAAAAGTTACAATTAATGCATGGAATGATATCATCAAAGATACAAGAGCTAGAGGTGGAGATTTAGTTAAGGTCATTAGAGAAATCTCTAATAACATGAAAAAAGTCTTCCAAGAAGGTATGGAAAATATTGTTAATGTAGCTAAAAAATTGCCTTCTAAAATCGGCAAAGGCGTAAGAGACCATATGGAAAGTGCTTCAAGCTCAATGGATGCTGTTGCCAAAGATATGGTTAAACGATTCAAGAAGGAATTAGGCATTCACTCACCATCTCGTGTGTTTGAAGAACTTGGTGGATGGGTAATTAAAGGTTTAGCCAACGGTTTAACTGGCGAGGATTTAAAATCATTAGGTAAACAAGTCTTTAGTGATTTCGGTGGCGGTGTATTCGACAGTTGGGAAATGATTAAAGCTTATGTGTCTAATGATTGGAGCAACTTCGCAAGTGGTGGCTACGGTGGTGGCGTAGAACGTTGGCGTGGAGTAGCTATGAAAGCTCTGGCTATGACAGGTCAATTAACACCAGCAAACCTTGAAAGATTATTGTTCCAAATGCGAACTGAGTCAGGTGGAAACCCAAGAGCAATCAACTTATGGGATATTAACGCAAAACGTGGAACTCCATCTAAAGGTTTAATGCAAGTTATTGACCCAACATTCCAAGCATATAAGATGCCGGGTTATAACAATATTTGGAATCCTTTGGACAACATTTTAGCTTCTATCCGATATACACTTGCTCGTTATGGTTCTCTGTTGAGAGGTTGGAGAGGTGTAGGATATGAAGAAGGTGGATTCATCGAGAAAGAACATCTAGCTATAGTCGGTGAAGACGATAAGCGTGAAGTTGTAATCCCTCTTGAACAACATAGAACTCGTGCTGTTGACTTATGGAGACAAGCAGGTGAAGAATTAGGCTTGTTAAGAAAAATTAGAAGCTACGGTGGGTTCGGTGCTTATATTAGTGGCGGTTTCGGTGCATTGTCTGGTGAAGGTGGCTCTGTCGAAGGTGGTGGAGGTTCTGGTACTTCTGGTATCATTCAACCATCTATCTATGAAGGTGGAGTTAACCTAGACGGTGATTATCAGTTTATGGCTTTCGCCAATAAGAAAGAACTTGAAGCACTTTATACATGGAACAAAAATGACAGAACAGCAGACGCTTATAGTCATGCTATAAGTATGATTGAAACACGAATGAGAGCGATGACTGAAAATACATTGCAATACAGAAATGCATTGAAGCAAGTAATTTTCGAATCACAAAAATTAGCTTCTATCGAAAAGGCAGAACTTAGCCGACTTAAGAATAGACAAAAACAGATTGAAAAACAAATTAAATCTCTAGGTCAAACAAGTAAACATTCAGAAGCACAACGTAAGAAATATAACGAGTTACAAAGAGAATACGAGCAAAACATTGACAAAATCCAAAGCCTAGAAAGGTCGATTGAAGAAACTAATCAGAAGATTAAAAACAACATGACAGAAATCTTTATCGATTGGGTAGACGAAATTGTTGGAAAATACAATAACGCTATCGAGGGTATAACAGCTAAAGTGGATAACATTCAGTTTGAATTAGACGTGTTAGAATTAACTGACCCAGAAAACATTAAGAAGGAGTTAGATTTACTAGCTAAAAGAGCTAGAGGATACTCAGAACAAGAAGCAACAATTCGAAACATGGTAAATCACTTACAAAAAGAATATGATAAGGCAGTTAAGAAATACGGTAAATCATCTAAAGAAGCTCAAAAGGTTAAACAAGAATTAGATAACGCAAAAGAAAGCTTAGAAGATATTACACTACAAGTATTAAGAGCAGAAAAAGATATTGAAGACGCTCGTGGAACTGTAGCTGACAAAGGTATCAGCCAATTAAAAGACTACTATGGAAAAATGAAGGATATGGCGTTAAAAGCCATCGAGTTAGAAAAACGTGAACTACAAAAGGCACACGAAGAAAAAATGAAGATGTATGATAAAGAAATCGAACGCATTAATAATGTGTACGATGAGCGTCTAAAAGCTATGGATAAAGAGAAAGAAGAAGCTGAATATCAAGAACAACTTGATGAGAAAAACAAAAAACGTGCCGAACTAGTTAATAAAATCTCACTTTTATCAAGAGATACATCTGTCGAAGGACGTAAACGTGTAGATGAATTACGCAGAGAACTAGAACAGTTAGACCAAGAAATTGCTCAATTTATGAGAGAACGTCAAGACAAACTTCTTCGTGAAGAAATTGAGAATCAACGTAAACAACAAATTGATGAACTTGAAGCTCAAAAAGAAGCAGAACAAGAAGATTATGACACAAGAGTTGAAGAACTTGACAAAGAAGCTGGCGACATTTCTAAGTATTATGATGATATGTTAAACGATGAAAGAAAATGGGCAGAAATGAGAGAGAACTTCATTAAAGGTAGCTTCTCAACATTAACCCAAGAATTAGAAGAAATGAGTAAACAGTTAGCTAGAATGACACAAGGTAACTTCAACAATCTAACTAAAGGATTCTCTGGATTCTCAGAAGAATTAAAACAAGAGTTTGCTGAATTGTTCGGAATTGACATTAGTAACATGAACTTCAACAGCGAAGGTCTACTAGACCAAGTAGCTGACGCTCAAAAGTCTAAATACGGTGTTTACATCGGAGATGGGTATAGCGTAGGCAACCCAAAAGAGACAACATGGAGTGGAGGAAGTTCTGCGGTAATTTATGATGCAAAAGCACCTACAGCACCACCTTCATCATCAAAATCATCAAACAAAGGCGGTAAACCTCTGAAAGTTGGAGGTAAAGCTAAAGTTAACGTTAAAAATGCTCCTGCTTACATAGATTCTTACGGTAGACAAGTAAGACCTTGGGCAGACCAAGCTAAATACGCAGGTGTAGGATATAGTGACCCTCTATATGTTGTAAACATAAGAGGTGGCTATGTAGCACTTGCTAAGAGAAACAACATCAATGACGCTATCGCTTGGGTAAGAGAGCGAGATGTAATTGGATTGAGAACAGGTGGTTATACAGGTGAATGGGCAGGTCAAGACGGTAAACTTGCATTGCTTCATAAGAAAGAGCTTGTCCTTAACGAAAAACAGACATCACATATCTTAGACACAGCTAAGATTATGGATAAAGTGAGACGGATTATGCCAGACATTAAACGTAGTAGTGTAATAGATAAACTTGCGACAGCAGGAACTATCGTAAACAACATTACATATGGCGATATTAACGTGACAGTTGAAGGTGGAGATAAGAAGAAAGCCAAAGATATTGCCACAGAAATTCTCAAAGGGATTAAGAAGAAAGGTCGTTAAGACCCTTCTTCTTACCATTCTTTTTATAAAAAGGAGTGAAAGGAATGCCAACTATTAGTGAAAGTTTACACTTTAATTATGATGGTAAATCTTCAAAAGACTTTGGAGTTATTCATGTAAACTTAGATGGTGGAATGTTTGATGAAGTGTTTGTCGCAACAAGAAGTATAAATGAGACAAAAGTTAGGGGTAATGATACACCTTTATTTCATAGCATTGAAGAAGAACCATTAGAATTTGATTTGCCAATAGCTTTTACTAAAAGATTTACAGATGAAGATGTTGACAAAGTTATTGTTTGGCTTTTCCAAGACAAATATAAACCCCTATATTTTGAAGATAAGCCAGATAGAGTATTTTACTGTATGCCTGTTGGTGAAGCTAGAATTGTTCACAATGGACTAAGAGAGGGATATGTTGTTATCCATATGAGATGTAAATCATCTAAAATTGAATCCCCTGTCCACGTAACACCTGAATATGATTTATCTCAAAATACAGGAGACTATAAAATTACTATTGAAAATAAAGGTCATGTGGAAGTGTACCCAGAAATCTCAATAGAAAAAGTTGGTGACGGTCATATAACAATTATTAAAAACGGTGAAATTTTTGAAATTCGTGATTTAACGAATGCAGAACAGATATATGTAAACACAGAAAAAGAGATAATTGTAACAGATATTGTTGGCGTTACAAGGTATGATAATGTTGTTGGAGATTATCATGATATGGTCTTGTCTCTAGGGGTTAATGAATTTATCATTCAAGGAACTTGCAAGATAGCCTTTAGATACAAGTTTAAATATAGATTTTAATAGATGAAATTTGACAAATGCCAGAAATAATGGTATAATAAGAGAGGAATTGATATGATAGGTGATGTAGTTTTCTTTAGAAAAAACAGCAGTTTTACATCAAAAGTGATTGCCAAAATGACAAAGAGCGAATTTACTCATGTTGGTCTAATCATAGGATATGACAAAGAAAACAAGATTGTAAAAATTGTCGAATCTAATAGATTCGTAAACACTAGAATAGACACAATTGAGCTTAAAAAATGTAAACACGTTGTATACACTACAGTTGAAGAAAAGACACAAGAGCAGATTTATGCTATCATGAATTTAGCCTATAAGTTTGTAGGTGTTAAGTATGATTACTGGCAGATAATTGGACTATTCTTCTCTTTATTATTCAAAAAAAGGGAGAATGCTTGGTTTAACAGTAAAAACAAACTTATCTGTAGTGAGCTTATAGATATTATTTACTATAAGGCAGGGATTAAAAGAAAAGGCGTTTATAGTCTAGGGAATGTAACACCACAAGAATTGTTTGAGGTGTATGATTTCAGAATTAGAAAGGAGGTATAGGGGTTGTTTATTGATATAGATTACAGCAAGCGAGCACAAGAAGCTAAACTACATTTAGCAAAGCCTAATAAGAAGATAATCGATATTATACATGAAAAATTTGGAGATACAGTTAGTTTAAAGTTAGGAGACATTAACGAACTGAATTTTTCTATACCTCATCAAATTGAAGATGAAGAAACTGGCGAATTAATTAAGAATAAACACGTTGATATGATTCGTGAACGAATGTTAATTAGGTTTACTTTAGGTGCATACAAAGAGTGGTATATCATAGATGAAATTGAAGAATCTGGTGAAGATTCTGATTCATTCACTGTAAAAGCTTTCTCTTTAGGATATGAGTTAAGAGCTAAAAAATCTCCTGTGTTTACATCTGATGAAGTGTATAATGCAACAGAAGCCTTGACAAAAATGTTATCTGGAACAGTCTGGTCTATTGGAGAGATTGACCCAATATTTAACGAGATGTATAGAACTTTTGACATAAGCGATAATACTAATGTGTTAGACGCTATTATGCAAGCTGTTGAGACTTTCGGTGCGTTAATTGAGTGGAATACTCATGAAAGAAAAATATCGTTTAGAGATATGAAAAAGATTGGTAAATTCAGAGGTATGACAATCAACTACGGAAGATTGCTTCGTTCAATTAGAAGAGTTAGGACAACAGATGAGATGGTTACTAGACTACATATTAAAGGTGCAGAAGGTTTAACAATTCACTCTGTAAATCCTACAGGTCAAGGATATATAGAAGATTTCTCATTCTTCATGTACCCATTCGAGCGTGATGAGAATAAAAATACAATTCGCTCATCATACTTTATGTCTGACGAATTGTGCCACGCTATTTTAAACCATCAAGAAGCTTTGAAACAATATTCTCCTACTATAATGGGGTTGCAAGATACTTTATCTCAAAAAGAAACAGAACTTGTCATGGAAGAATCTAAGCTAAACCAATTAGGTTTAGAGTTAGAAAATATACTTTCATTACTAGACCTTGCTAAAAAGACAGAAGATGAAGAGTTGATTGAACAGAGAACGCAAGAAAAGATGGCTAAAGAATCTGAAATTCAAGAACAACAGATTACTGTAGGTATCTTAAAAACTGATGTTGCTAGAATCATAGAGCAGATTGAGGCTCTACAAAAAGAAATAGAAATCGCTTCTGGCTTTACACCAGAACTATTAGACGAATTAAACCTCTATGTAATTGAGAAGGATTGGGTTGATGATAGATATATAGACCCAATGGAATTATATCAAGATGGTTTAAAAGAGTTTGAAAGGTTAAGACAGCCGAAAGTAGTAATTGATGTAACAATCGATAATCTCTTAAATATTGTAGAAGAACAATATTATTGGGATAAGTTAGTTCTTGGTGATATGATTAAAGTAAAGTATCCTCAAATGGATATTGAATATATGGCTACAATCATAGAAATTAACTACGACCTAGAAGCAGGTGAAGCCAACCTAGTAATCGCAAATACTAAAGAATTATTAGATGATATGGAGAAGCTAGTACAGTTATTATATAGTAATTCTAGTGCTTCTACATTAATCGAAAACAATAAGTATAAGTGGGATAAGATTAACGCTGTTGAAAAAGAAGTTAATGCTATTGTATCACAAGAATGGAACGCAAACAAGAATAGAATTGTTGCAGGGGTAAACAACTCTATCGAAGTTGGAAATCGTGGTATCTTAATTAAAGACCCAGATTTCCCTAACGAAATAATCATTATGCAAGCAGGTATTGTAGCATTAACAGAAGATGGTGGAGAGACTTGGAAAACAGCGATTAAGCCATCTGGAGTTGTGGCTGAAAGATTGATTGGTCGAATAATCGCAGGTCAAGAACTTATTATAACAAATAGTGCTGGCTCATTCACAATGGACGCTAATGGATTTAGGATTCGTGCAAGTGAATTTGTTGTCCAAAGTTCTAGTGGTGATAAAAACCTAGTAGAAGAATGGACAAAAACAGGTGACTTCGTTGAAGATTTTAGAGATGACAACATTATAACCCATTATGAAAAAGACCAATTACAAGCACAGTGGGATGCTTATGAATTGCAATATAACTTTATAGTACAATTGTTAAATGGATACTTTGCAGATCAAGGTAATAGTATTCCAGAGGTAGTAAACTTACATCAAAAATATGAAGCATTATTTAATTATCTGTTTATCGAAAATCAAACAGACGGATTTCCGTTATTAAGTTTAGACAGTAGAGATAAATCAACAAGAATTGACAGAGTAATATTTGAACAAAGATGGAATGATTACAGAAATGCTGTTCCTGTTGTTCAGAATATTATTCAACTAAGAGCTAAAGAGTTAGCTGAAAACGCTCAAAATATAGCAGAAAACGCACAAAGAAATATAGAAGAGGTAATGGATGATGTAGTTTGGAAAATAGAATTACACTCATCTCATGGTACTACATTTAGAAATGGCAATGTTAAAACCACTATAACAGCTAGAGTATATCGTGGGAAAGATGATGTGACTGACACATTACCAAAGACTAGTTTCATATGGACAAAGCGTGATAGATATGGAAACTTAGATACAGCATGGAACGAAGAGCATGTTGGAATTGGTAATGTCATAGAAATAGATGAATATGACGTTTACCAAAAAGCTATATTCTCTTGTGATGTTGATATAGAAGAATAAAAAGGGAAATAAAGGAGAGAATTAATTGTGGCGATAGTAGCTTCTGGTCAAATTACACTTATTGACTTAAATGATTCAAAACAGCTAGTATCATATATTGGTGCTAGTCAAGCGAAAACAGTAATTTATAATCCGAATAATGGGCAATATATCCCCAATTATGCAAGCACACCACAAGTTTTAACACCACAATTATTTATTGCAGGCAGTAGCCAAGATTTAGCAAGTCAATCCAAATCTGTAAAATGGTATTATCGAGAAAATAGTGGAGGAGACCCTGTTGAAATTACAGAAAGTGATTCAACATATGAACTAGGGACAGATAGTGTAAAAACTCTAACAATAAAATCTAATGTTTTAGCTTCGGCAGTAACCATGACGTATATTTGTGAAATGGTATTTACAGACCCAGACACAGGATTTGACGTTATAACTAAGGCAGATATTGAGTTAGTTAAAGTTACAAACGGTCAAAAAGGTGCCGATGGTCAAGATGGTAGAAACGCTATTATGGCTGTTTTAACAAACGATTCACACGTTATTCCTACTGATAAGAGCGGTGGAAACGGTAACTATACAGGTGCTAACACAACAATTGTTGTTTATGAGGGTGTAACAGATGTAAGCTCTAGTTGGACAGCTTCGGCAACAGCATCTAGTGGTGTAACAGGTACGCTCAATGGCAAAACTTATACTGTTACAAATATGACTACAGATACAGGATATGTTGATATTACTGTAAGTCGTAGCGGTTATGCTTCAATTACTAAAAGGTTTAATTTAAGTAAATCCAAAAGAGGTGAAGATGGTACTACGCCTACAACTTACTGGCTAATCAGTAACGTTCCTGCCATTGCAAAAACAAGAGCAGGCTCATTAGTACCTTCAAAAGTTACAGTATCAGCTAAATCTCAAATAGGTGCAGGTTCTCCTATTGCATATAGCGGTAGATTTAGAATCTCGGAGAGTACAGATGGAACAACTTTCACAGCCAAGTATACATCATCTTCAGACCAATCATTTTATGAGTACACTCCATCTACTACTAATATTAAAGCTTTAAAAGTTGAACTTTTCTTGGCAGGAGGAACAAGTAACCTATTAGATGAGCAGATTATCCCTGTTGTTACGGATGGTTCTGATGGTAGAGATGGTAGAGATGGTATCGATTCTGTAATTGCTACAGTTTGGACACCAGATGGAAATATGATTCGAAACCATGAAGGCACTCTTAAAGCTACTGTAACAGTTTATAAAGGTACTACAGAGGTTACACCTTCTGCTTTCAAATGGTATATTCAAGACCCAACAGCTACAACTTCTAGTGGTGGAGACGCAGATGGTGGAAATGGTTGGAGACTATTAACTTCAACTTGGAACGCAGGTGTAACAGGATATACAACAGCTACAATCACTATCCCTGCAAGTGCAATCGCAGGCGTAGAATCGTTTAAGTGTGTAGTTACATATGATGGGAATAAATATAAAGATGTATGTACCGTAATTGACGTTACAGACCCAATTGTTGTATCAATTATCGGTTTAAATACATTTAAGAACGGTCAAGGAGAATCTTCATACACAGCTAAATTATATAGAAACGGTATGGAGATAGATACTTCTGGAACAGAGTTTACATACAAATGGTATCTATACAAAGAGAACGGTCAATTAGATACAGAATTTGGAACTAAAACAGGAAAAACTATTACTGTAAAAGCAGAAGATTTCTATATAAGAGCTAATCTTGTATGTGAAGTAAGTAAATAAAATACGATATAAGATTTGACAAATGTAATAAATAATGATATAATAAATATAGAAAGGTATAAAAGATCTTTGTAATAAAAGTTTTTTCCTTTTTGAGATTAAAGGAGTGAATTGGATTATGTCTAATGTTGTAGGAGTTGGACAAATATCATTGATGGATTTAAATGACGCTATCATAGCAGGCATTCCTCCATCAAATCCAACTGTCGGCACTTTATGGATAGATGAAAGTCAAGACCCACCAATGCTTAAAAAATGGAATGGTGAAGCGTGGATTGACTTGGGTGAGTTAGACCCAAACCTTAGCGTTGTAATTGAAGAAATTAATGAGACACTAGGAAATATGGCTAACGATAACTTAATCAACTTCCAAGAGCGACAAGTTGTTAAAGATAAATTAACTGAAATTATTGGATATGTAATTGCAGATACAGTAACATCATTGCCTAGTGTATCAACTTTGGATAATAGTGGCAAAGGTAGTTTTTGGTCGGTTCGTAAATCTGCTAGAAATGTAGGTATACCTACAAGTAACACTACATATGTAAATGTAGCTACTAAATACAATAATTTAAAATCATATCTTGAAAGTTTAACACCTATTGTTCCTTGGGATACTAGAAATGCTAACGCAGATGTTGTAATATCTGTTACTAAATCTACATTTAGAGATATGTGGCTACAGTATTATTTGGCTGTCGATGCCTTAGCAGAGTTAACAGCACAAAAAATTAAAGAAAACAATGACGAACTAAAAAATGATGTAGATGTAATAGGTCGTGACCTAGACAGTCTAACAGGTAGAGTAACTACTGTTGAAAGTAAGGTTACTGATACCGCTATTGTTAACACTGTAACTAGGAGTGAAGCATGGGTTCAACAAATTAATGTTATTAATAATAAGGCTACGCCACAGGATATTGATAATGCTATTAATAATCTTGAGATTAGCGGAAGGAATTTATTTAGACCGAATATAACAGCAAAAAACAGAGAAACGTCCGAAGTTACTCGCATAAGTCCGACAAGTTTTTATGTTGACACATCTTGGGCGTCATTTAGTGAAAGATTTTTAATTAGCGCGGGAGAAGTTGTAACAGTATCATTTTGGGCAAAAACAGATTCGCTATCTAGTGACACTTTATGGACACAAAGAATTGGATTTACAACAGAAACAGGTAATACCCGTACAAGCACACATAATCATACAGTTACAGTAACAAATGAATGGAAATATTTCGAGAATACTTTTACTGTGGCAAACGGAACAAAATCTATGGAGTTTCATGCCACAACAAATAATGGAGATGTATGGATAAATGGTTTAATGATTGTTAGGGGGAATAAAGCTCCTGCCGACTGGACACCAGCCCCAGAAGATATAGAAGATAGTATTGATATTTTGTCTACTAGAATTAACAATGTTGAACAAGAAATAACTGCTGACAAAATTGTAACAACAATAACAGAGTCAACAACATTTCAAAATATCTTAGACTCTAAAGCAGATGTAGAATCTTTAGGCGGTTTTGCGACAAAAGATGAGTTAGATGAACTCTCAGGAGAAGTCGATGGGAAAATAGATGATGCCATACAAGGTATAGATTTTTCTCCTTATGCTACAAAGTTAGAATTAGAGGAAACATCAAGAAATATTACAGCCAAGTTTTCTGCAACAGGTGGGATGAATTTACTTAAAAACTCTATCGGATTTGCAGATGTAGATTTTTGGAATACTATTTATCCCTTTGAGATTGGTGGACGGAATTTATTAAGAAATACTGATTTTAGAAATGGATTGAATAATTGGTTTAATTGGGGGACTGCTACAAGAGAAGTTGTTGATTTGAACGGAAAAAAATGGGTGCATTTATCGCAAAACGATTCTAATAGATGGCGAGGAATTAGCCAATTAGTTCTTAGTATTAAACCTTCTACACCATATACGGTTTCTTTTATTGCGTATTCACAAAATAATTCGGTAATGACGGTTGGATTCCACCAAAGACTTGGCAATACAATTGTCACTCAGAATTGGCAAACCTTTACCCTGACAAATTCGCCAAAAAAATATTCATACACTTTCACTACTACTGGGAGTAGTATAGACCTATTTAATTTTATGATTGGAAATGATCAGTCTCCTTTTGATATCTATATCACTGACATCAAGTTAGAACTCGGCAATCGTGCCACCGACTGGACACCTGCACCAGAAGATAATTTAAATGTGAACCCACTAACTATAAGAAATACGGAGTTGGATACTTTGGGTTTTGGTAGTGGGTTTCACTTTACGGGAGACGGTAGAATAAAAGGGTTAATTCAGGAAATACCTGTTGCCACAGGGCAACCGTATACATTATCGTGGTATGTAAATAAATACTCATCCTCCCTATATGATGGAGAGGTGAGAATAGAGATAATTGAAGACGATACTGTGACAGTTATGAAACAGTTTCCGTCAGACGAAGTGACAACAGGGTATGAGCATGGGAATGGAGTGTATATTCCATACTCTGATACTATTCATATACGTATTGTAGGGGAATCTAGAACAGAGGCAGTTATAACAGGTCTAATGCTCAACATTGGAGACGTACCACTACAATGGTCTTTAGCTACAGGTGAAGTATATAATACGAATATAAGAATGGATATAAATGGTATTCGTGTTTCTCAATTAGATAAAGACAGGAGAGAAATAGGCTATACACAAATAACACCAGATGAGTTTGCAGGATATTACGATACAACAGGTAACGGTGGATTCGAGAAGGTATTCTACCTAAACGGTGAAGAAACAGTTACTAAGAAATTTAGAGCAGAAGACGAAATAACAATGGGTGGAATAAAAGTAATAAAAATCCAGTCAGAAAATTATAACGGTTGGGCATTCGTTCCTGTTGACTAAAAATAGAATGCACAACAATAGATAGAGAAAAAGGAGTGAATATTATATATGGCGTTAAGTGGAAGTTATTACGTTGATGTAGGAAGTCATTGGAGACTACAACTAGAGTGGTCAGCATCTCAAAGTATTAGTGGAAACTATTCGAATGTTACTGCTAGATTATATTGGATAGCAAGAGATAATTATGGTGCTGTCCGTTCGAGTGCCACAAAAACAGTAGGATTAAATATCAATGGTGGATGGGTATATGGTACAGCATCAGCCAGTTTAAGTGGAAATCAGAAGAAGCTGATAATGCAAAGAACAGAAATAATAAACCATAATAGTGACGGTACAGCATCATTTTACTTAGATGGATTATTTGATGCAGAGGTAACATTAGGTGGTACTTACTATGGAAGAATAGAAATGCCACAGAGAACATTTACGCTAAATACAATACCTAGAGCATCAAGTATGACCACGCCTGCAAATATTATAGCAGGTAGTGATAGAACAATAAGTATATCTAGGGCATCAACATCATTTTATCATTATGCCGACATATCTGTTAAGAATGTTAGCGGAAATTGGATAGATATAAAGAGTGTGTATTTCAGCACATCACAAACATCATTATCAACATCATTCTCAACAGCACAGAAGAAGTTGATTTTTCAAGCTTTAGGTCAAAGGTCTAGTGCAGAATCTCGAATAGTAATCAGAACATATGGAAGTGGCGGTACATATATAGGCTCTAAAACATATACAGGAACAATTATTAATCCTAGCGCAACAGTATTGAGTAATAGTTTCGACCATTATGTTTATGTAGACCAAACAATCACAGGTTCGTTGGTTAGTAAAAATTCAGAGTTTACACATACTATAAGAATTGAGCTAGGTTCATTTACTAAAACTATCAGCAATGTTAAAACTAGTTTCTCATGGACACCTAGTGCTAGCGAGCAACAATCTCTATATTCACAAATGCCAAACAGTAGAGTTAGAGATGGTAAAATATATGTTACAACATACTACGATGGGGTGCAAGTTAGACCAACATGGAATGCACTACTGCAATTTCATGTTAGAAATAGTGAGCCAACATTTTCTGCAAGTAATATATCTTATAAAGATATAAATTCTACAACAGTAAATCTTACAGGCAACGACCAATACATTATACAGGGTAAATCTAATTTGAGAGCATATATAAACAATGGTGCTACTCCACGAAATCAATCGTCTATTACTAAATATGAAATATCTATCAACGGTGTAACTAGAAGTATAACGTCAACAGGGTATATAGATATGGGAGCGATTGATGCAGAAAATGATGTAACATTAACTGTCAGAGCTATTGATAGCAGGGGGTTTAGCACAAGCGTTTCCAAGACAGTAAAGATTGTACCGTATAAGCCACCAATAGTAAATACAAGAGCTTCAAGAAATAATGGTTTTGAAGAAAATACTAAGCTAAGTCTTAGCGGTAGTCTATCTCCTGTAAAGATAGGAGATAGCAATAAAAATAGTTTAGTAAGTTCTAGATATAGATATAAGAAATCTACTGATAGCGTATTTAGTGCTTGGTATTCATTTTCTGTAACAGGATTCCCTAATTATGAAGCAACCAGCAAAGACTTGACATTAGATATTCTTCATGAATGGGATATACAGGTTGAAGTTGTTGATAAATTAGGTTCAACATTGGTAAATATAGCTGTTCCTGTTGGTCAACCTATTTTTTACATAGATGTTAAAAATAAGTCGGTATCGGTGAATACACTTCCGAAAATATTAGACCAAACAACCACTCGTGGATTAGAGGTTGGTGGAGGTTTATATGTGAGAGGTGGATACTTTGACTTAAACTCTTATAGTGATGACTATGGTAAAGGTCGTATACAATCCTATTTTGATGCCAATGCTAAGAGATGGAAAATATACGGTAGAACAGAGGATTATGGTTCTTCCTATATTGATATAGATTTGCTAGGCGATGGCAAATTTATTCAAGAAAATACTACGCTAGCCTCTCTTCAAAATGGTTGGGAGAATTATTCTAGCGATGATAAAGGATTTTATAGATGTAGATATTGGAAGGATAAAAATGGTATTGTTCATGTAGGCGGTTTAATAAGGAATGGCAAGACTAACAATGATACAACGTTGTTTCAGCTTCCTGTTGGTTATAGACCTCTAGGCACATTAATATTCTTACAACCAACAGCAGGTGCAGTAAGTGGGGGAGCATTTGCTAGGGTAGACATTACTAGCTCAGGACTTGTTGTACTGCGAAATGGGGGAAGTTCACCGCAAGCATGGTTATCCTTAAATATGTCATTTAGAGCATTTTATTAAAATGAAATATGAACTAGAAAGGAGATTTTGACTTTATGAATCCGCACTATAAAACTGATGATATGAAGCATGATTATTACCAAGTAGATGAAAACGGAAGAATAATTGAGGTATATACTTTTAGAGATGGAGATAAAGATATACCTTCTAACTGTTTTAAAGGTTGGGGAGATAGGGTTATCCATAATCCTATTTGGAGTTTTGAGTTAAATGATTGGATTGATGGTGGCGACCCAATAGATATATTAGAGGATTATAAAAAATCCAAAGCCGAAGAGCTTAGCAAAGCGTGTCAACAATCTATATATAACGGATTCGAATACGAAATAAATGGTGTCACTTATCATTTCTCATATGATACAGAAGCTCAACTAAACTTTCAAGGTGTAGAACGCCTGTTTGCACAAGGGATAGTAGAGGAAGTTATGTGGACTGTTAAAAAAGATGGTCAATATATGAGAATACCTATAACAAAAGAAATATTAGATGAATTGGCATTAGTTATGTTGAATCATAAGAATGCAAATATAAGTAAATATAGAGATGTATTGATGCCAATGGTGGAATCTGCTCAAACAATAGAAGAAGTAGAAGCCATCACATGGGATTCTGTATCAATAGATTCTATAGAAAATCAATACTAAAAATATCAAGGAGGAATTTTTCAATGGCAAAATTAATTGCTTTAGATGATGGTCATGGTATTAATACAGCAGGTAAAAGAACTCCTATTTTACCTAATGGAATGAAAAGTGAATTGGGTAGGAACTATATGAATGAAAATCTGTTCAACCGTGCCGTAGTAAAATATTTAAACTTACACTTAAAAGCTAGTGGATTTAAAACTATATTAGTAGCACCTACAGATGAAGATACTCCATTAGCAACTAGAGTTAAAAGAGCAAATGATGCGAAAGCAGACTTATATGTATCAGTTCACGCTAATGCATTAACTAGTAAAAAATGGGGTACTCATGGTGGTACAGAAACATATGTTTATAAAGGTAGTAAAGAATCAGAAAGAATTGGAAAAATTATACATAAATGGCTAATGAAAGGAACGCCTCTAAGAGATAGAGGTGTCAAAGAAGGAAATCATTTATATGTTATTAGAAATACAAAAATGCCTGCTGTCTTAGTTGAATGTGCTTTCATGGACAATTTAGAAGAAGCTAAGTTGTTATTATCTGATGCTTTCCGTAAAGAATGTGCGAAAGAAATTGCACAAGGCATTTGTGAAGCCTATGGGGTTAAATTTAAAGATGGGGTAGGCGGTACTTCTTCAAGTGGTAGTAAAGCTAACAATAGCAGTAATGGCTCTTCTACTGACAAACTATATCGTATTCGCAAAACTTGGGGAGATGCTAAATCACAAAAAGGTGCATACAAAGATTTAAATAATGCTAAAAAATTAGCAAATAGCTTAAAATCACAAGGTTATAAAGTATTTGACTGGAATGGTAAAGTTGTATATGACCCAAATCCACAAAAAACAAAAGAAGACGATAATAAGTGGTATAGAGTTCGCAAATCATGGTCTGACTCAAAATCACAGATTGGTGCATTTAAGGACTTAAATGGTGCGAAGGACTTGGCTGATTTACATGCAAAAGAAGGATATAAAGTATTTGATTGGAATGGGAAAGTTGTGTATGAGCCTAAAGTTTTAAAAGAAAATCAATATTATAGAGTAAGATTAGAATGGTCAAAACCACAAACACAAGTTGGTGCATATAAAGATTTAGAAAACGCTAAGGCTATGGCAGATAGTTTAGCTCATGAAGGATATAAAGTTTTTGATGACAATGGTAATATCGTATATGTACCAAAAATTAAAAAGGAAACAGTAGTCCATACAGTAGCTAAAGGCGATACATTGTGGTCAATTTCACAAAAATATGGGATAACAGTTGATGATATTAAAAAGAAAAATGGTTTAAAGAATGATACTATCTATGTAGGTCAAAAATTAATAATTAAGGGTGATGCCCCAAAAAAGCAAGATGAGAAAAAGGAGGAGCAACCAAAAGAACAATCTAAACCAAAAGAGGATGAACATAAGGGTCATAATAATATCACAGGTAAATCAGTTGTTAGTGCAGAAAAAATGTCTGCATTTGTAAAATCTAAAAATCCTAATGCAAAAGATATCGATAAAATTGCAAAAGCTTTTATTGAAATCGGAAATAAATATAATATTCGTGGTGATATAGCATTCTGTCAATCCATTATTGAAACAGGTTGGTTTAAATTTGATGGTGGAACTGCTGTAACGCCAGACCAATATAACTATTGTGGATTAGGTGTTACAAGCAAGGGTGTTAAAGGTCATTCATTTCCTACTATTGAAGCAGGTGTAACAGCTCAAATTCAACATTTATTTGCATATGCAACAAAAAATGATTTACCAAAAGGAGAAGAATTAGTTGACCCTAGATTCCAATATGTAACTCGTGGAGTAGCACCACACTGGGAAGACCTGAATATGAAGTGGGCAATGAATGATAATTATGGTCAACATATTATGTCTATCTATGACCAATTAAATAAATTTGAATACTCTCCACCTGTGGAAGAGCCAAAAGAAGAAAAAGAGAATAACCCTTCCGATGACCTTCCTAAAGAAGATAATAAGGATGAACAAGATTTAGAAGAAGAAAAACAATTTAAGTTTTGGACTAGAGTTATCGATTATTTGATTGATAAGCTCGCTAAATTGTTTGGCGTTAAAAAGAAGTAACATCTAGGTTAAATGGTTATTGGTAAAAAGGGGGTTGCTAAATTCGACACAAAGTAGGAGGAATAGAGATGGAATGGTTGTTGTCTTTATTTGCTGATTCAGCTTGGATGACTGCTATCTCTGCTCTTATCGGGTCGTTTGTTACTCTCCTAATTACAAAGAGTAACAATAGGAAAGAATTAGCAATCAGCGATAGAATGCAACTTTCTAAAGACCAATATCAACTTATTGCGGAGCTTCGTCAAATATTGTTGGAGCAAAGAGATGAGATTGATAGTTTAAGAGAAGAGATAAGACAATTACAGGCTGTCAACATCAATCTTACTATTGAAAACAAACAACTTCAACAAAAAATTCAAGAATTAAATATTAAGTTAGAACAGTTTAAAAAGGGAGATAAATAATAATTATATAAAAATTATACCACGCCTGTTGATATTTGTCAATGGGTGTGGGAAGAAAATAAGGAGTGAATTTTAAATGGAAGCAATTCAAGCAGAATTAATTAACTTGGTTATTGTTATTATTACAGCACTTATAGGTTGGGTGGCTCAAAAAGTTACAGCATACCTTAAAGAAAAAGGTTTGATTGCTAAATTAGAATCTAATAAAGAATTAGTTCGCATTGTGGTTAATGCTGTTGAACAAACATATAAACATCTTAATGGAGATGAAAAATTAAAAGTAGCTAAGGTTGAATTAGTGAAATTAATGAATGAGAAGAAAATCAAAATCTCCGAGCAAGAGATTAATACACTCATTGAAAGTGCTGTCAAAGAAATGAATGACGCAATCAAAAAAGAATTAAATAATAAATAATTGATAAAAGAGTGGTTTTATCAAGTTATTAATCCCTTCTATAATCATCTTTATAGAGGGGATTTTTTATTTTTTAGAAAATTCATTGACAAAACATAGAATATTATATATACTAATTCTTGTAAGTAAAACGAAAACATTTAAGGAGATGAGGTTTAATGTTAACAACAGCTAAAACAGATTATGTAAAACCTAAAAAATGGGATAAGCTTGGAGATCAATTAGAAGATTTTATTAGAAGCCATATGAATCAAAATGGTCAAATCACTAAATCTCTAAGCGAATTATTTAGAGAGTTTGCTGAAACTCATAACACTACAGTCGGTTCAACATCTTTCTATTATTACAACAGTGGATTAAAAGAACGTATCTTTGGTTCAAACGAGCCAAACAATACAGACGAGTCAAACAATACAGAAGAAATTAATGCAGATAATAATAGTGAAGAGTTAAATATTGACGGAGAAATCGAAAGATTAATTAAATACATCAAAGACAACTTCAATATAGATGTTAGCGTAGATTCTGCTTCAATAATTAAAGAAATGGTTAAAGAAGTAGGTGTAGTATCTACGCTATTGGCAATCAATGGAGTAATCGAAGATTATGATAAATTAGATATGTCATTTATTATTGTTAAAGAAGCTAAATCGAGACTATAAAAAATCCCCTCTATTGAGGGGATTTTTGTTTTACATATGTATACTTTATGTCTACTTTTTGTCTCAATTGTGAAATCAATTACAAATGCAAATATATCTTTTACTCTTACTGATAATTTCAATATATGCAACATTTCCATCTATATAATAATTATTTTTTATTTTTATCGCTACTATCTTTTATTTTCTTTATTTCAGATAATTTAGGTTTCTCCCATTCTATCAGACCTTTATCAACTAAGAAACATAGTGCTACAGCGAATGAATCAGATTCGTCATCATTTTTAAAAGTTATATCATTATATTTTGTTTTTATTGCAATAGAGACCATTTCTTTTGAAGCATTTCCATGAATTATAGTAGCTTTAACAGATTTTGGTGAGTATAAATATTGTGGTACATTCCATAATGCCTTTTGTATAACTCCTGTAGCTTTGGCGATAGTTTGTGTTTCATTTTGGAATCTACTAAACATTCTCTCTATTGCAACTATGTAAGGAGGGTATTCTTCTATTATACCCTCAATCCAATCGGATATTTTCTTTAATTTTACCGCATTGAGATGCAAGCCTTTATTTTCTTTTGTGGCATATATTTTTTGTGTACTAAAACTGTCGATAAATACAAACTCTTTACTGTCTAGGTCGTATATTGTTATGCCTGTATTTTTAAGACTAATGTCTAGTCCATATAAATATCTATTACCCATTGACACCATCATCTTCTGCCTTCATATAGTTGTAGCATGAATAATGATATACGTTATTGTCTTCTTCTACATATAATTGGTCGTTGTGCACTTCTTTATCACAGCAAGGGCATTTACCTAAATTTTCCCTCTTGATAAATGTAAATTTCTTTGCCTCTTCTTTGTTGAATCGCATTACTAAAACCTCTCTTCATCTTTATATATCATTTCCCTTTAGTTAAAAAATATACTAGACAGTATCTCTACCGTCTAGTATTATTATAACACACTTCCAAATTATTGTCAAGTAATTATCTACTTGCTCTTCTGATTATTTTACATTTGTTTAAGTGTGGTTCAATCTTATTTTTGTCCTCAACCCATTTACCATCTATACGTTTCCAACCGTATCTGTTCTCAATTTCTAGTATTTGTATAATATCACCTTTATAAAGCAAGTATTCATCGTTGATAAAGAATTTCTTCTTATCAACTTTAACCCAAACTTCTTCACCTGTTTTCACTTTATATAAAGTTAGCACAGGTTTGTATTTAGTGTTTACATCTAATACAAGCACAACATTATCTGGTAATTGAGGATATGTAGAAACCGCATAACCCAAAACTTCTTTTTCAAAATTGATTTGGTCATATAATTCAATTTTTTGTGGAGGATTTTCTCTAACAGCCTTTTCATAATCCTTCATATTTTTAAGTCTTTCTTCTTTTGTTGTTTCTTTTAGATTTGCATCATATTTTAATGATTTTTTGATTATTTTCTTTTTTTTCTTAACTTCTCCTGTTTTTTTGTTGATTTTTTCTTCTATTACTTCTTTGTCTGCAAATTCTGGATACAGTTTAGTATTAGCTTTTTTCTTTCCTGTCATTGCTAAAAACAATTCCAATAAAACTTCTTTTCTCCCAAATTTTTTAAAGAAATCCAATCTAATCAATATTTCCATTTGACGAGTATTCACTGATGTTTTTTCTATAATGTCTTTTAACAAAGATGTAAAATCATTTTTATCGTATTGATTTTCTTCGGACAACTGTAATAATTCTTCTGCAATTTTTTTATTCAAATACTTAATCGAAGAAATTCCTTTATATATTGAATTTGTTTCATGGTCAGCTGTATATTCTGCACCAGATTTTCCAAATTCGATTGGTAATAGTTTAATGTTGAAGTGTTTTAATTCTTTTAAGATTTTGGCTTGCATATCTACATTATCTTCATATATATTTAAAACAACAGAGTAATAGTCTAAAGGATACTCTGCTTTTAGATATGCACCATAAATACTGTCTAGTGCCACAGCATAAGCATGTGAAGAATTGAATCCATACCCTACAGCATCTTCAATAATTTTCCATACTTTCTTAGCTTGTTCTTCACTTCCAGTTTTTTCAACAAATCCTTTAATAAATTTATCATGAATAGGCTCAATTATACCTTTCTTCTTCTTAGCGATTGCTTTTAACAAGCCATATGTTTCATCTTCTGGGAATCCTGCATAAACCAATACCCTCATGATGTTTTCTTGATACAAAATAAAGTTGTCACTTTCTTTTAGTAATTTATCAAATTCAGGGATACCATAAGAGAATGTTTCCCTATTCAAGAAATAATGTTTCATTGATGCAAATGCAGGTCTAATGGCTGAAACCCAGCCTGATAATTCTCTAATATTCCTTGGTTTATATTGCATTACCTGTGGCGTACCACTATCTGTTCCTGCTTGGTTTAGTGTTGCTGTCAATCCTTTCTCATATAGTTGCCATATTCTGTCATTGTTTTCCACTAATTTTGTCAATGTTCGTACATCTGGTATTGGTTTATTTATTTTTTTGAATACTTTTGAAATTATTTCCCAAACCGTTACAGTAAGGTAGTCATTTTTTAAATATTTCCAATCATCAGATGTTCCAGAATCAATTAAAGCACAATATTCATCACCAACTTTAATAATACCAATTTCTTCTGAAATCGGCTTTGATAAGAGCAGATTTGCGCATGGATGTGGTGAAACTGAATCAATTACGCCAATAAATTTTTTTGAGTCTTCAATTATTTTTCCAAATTCTTCACTGTTCCGATATTCTTCTAGGTTTTTGGCTACTTTGTTGGTTGTGTTATAATCTATTTCTAATGCACGACACAAATTCCTAAATGCTTCTGATTCCTGCATAGTTCCATATGCTGTCATCCAATAACAGTTATCCTCGCCCAGTATTTCTCTGGTTGCATCAATAAAGGGTTGTGGGTTGGCGGTATTAAAATCTATGTCTGGAAGACTCCGTGTTTCTAAAATCCTTGAAATAGACATGAATCGTGTAGGGTATAATGTGATAGGTGCATTCAATCTATCAATCTCAGTAAATCCAAGAAGTTTATTTAAGTAAAATGAAGGTGCACTACCTCTTCCAGTTCTAGTTAAAACACCACCCTTTTCTTTTGCTCTTTTAATTACATGGTAGTTTAATAAGAAATAATCCTCCATTTTAGTTTCTTCAATAATATTCATCTCATATTGAATTGCTTTTATGTATTCTTTGTGTTTTTCTTTTGGTATATTCTCTCTATCTTTTTTCCATTCTTCATTGACAATTTTTTTGAGTTTTTTAATTTTTTCTTCGTGGCTCAACTCTGGATATATTGAAGGCATTTTAATGTCTTTAGACATTTTAATTTCTTCAAAGTCATCAACAATAAGTGTATTTTCTAATGCACGTTCAATTTGTTTGCGTGTAAAAACACCTTGTTTCTCGAATCTCTCAAAGATTTTGTCAGATGTAGGGTAATCCAAAATAAACCCTTCTTCTTCTGGGTAGTGAATATCCTTACCTTTCAGGAATAAATCTCTCCATTTAGCATCCTCTTCATATATGTAATGTGTGTCGGTTGCAAATATAAATTCAATACCATATTTTTCATGCATATAAAGTAATTTTTTATTGTATTCTACTTGTTTAACATGTGTGTTATCGTGCAACTCTAAATAAAAGTTATTTCCAAAGTGTTGATAGCAATCAAAAATGAAAGATTCATCATTATATAAATTGAAAGGACTTGCTATACATGTAGATGTAACCACAACATCTTTCGGGTCAAGTGAGAATAATAATTCTTTGTCAATTCTTGGTTTATGATAGAATCCAGTTTTATTAGCTTCCGATATCAATTTAGTTAATTGTCTTTTGCCTTCATTGTTTTTTGCTAATATTAATAAATGTGCATTAGTTCTATCCTTTTCAAAACGATTTTCAACATAGTAAAACTCTACACCAAAAATCATTTTTAATCCATATTTTTTTGCAACATCATAATACTCAAAAACATTACCTGCATATCCATGCTCAACTGTAGATATTGTTTTGTGACCTAATTCAACAGCTCTTTTAGCAATATCCTCAATAGTTATAATTGAATCTGGTGTCATGATGTTTGAATACATTGTGTGCTTATGAATATTTTCATATCTCATTAAGTAAATCATCCTTTCAAGCTAATTATGGCGTGAAATACTCTAACTCCATTAATTCTCTTCTAATGTTTTTGAGCCTCTCTTTATGTAATTTAATATTCTCATCATCTTTATTTTTAATAGATTCGTTTAGAGAATCTAGTACGTTATCCATTTCAACTTTAAGCTCTTCAATTCTATTATCTGTTTTTGTTTCATTCAGAATTGCATTAATTTCTTTAACTCCAAACTTTTTAGGTTTTACCTTTGATTTTACAGGTTTAGAAGATTTGCTTATTGACATTGGTTTATCATCTTTCTCACCTAAAACAACATGCTTAATATTGTCTGGAATATTTTTAAATCCACGTGCAATACGCTCTCTAATAATGTAATCCATTAAAATTCCGTAGTCTCTAGATTTGAAATCTGCAACTTTAACAAGCTTTTCATGAGTCATGTTCTTAATTTTAGGGTTTTCAAATACAGGATAAATTAACACAATCTCATAATCTATATCAATATCTTTTTCATTTGCTGAAAAATCAATTGAGTCTGTAACTATGTAGTAATGTGTTTCTTCCAAAAACTTCGACTTAACAATATCTCCAACGTTAAATCTTTTATTATTCACGTTTCTTCCTCCTCTTTTTAATATAGAAGTAACCTGTTATATTTTTATATTATAACAGGTTATCGTCCAAGTGTCAATATTAAATTATTATTTTTTATGCTTATCAACTTCTCTCAAAAAACATGGATAACAGACGCTTTTATATTCTTGGTCTCCTACGTGAATTGGTTCACCTTTAGTAACTAGTTTACCATCTATGTATAGCAAATGATTTGTCGCCTTCGAGTTACAGAAATCGCATTGTATCTTTAATTCATGCAGAGTGAAGCCACATTCAATAGCTTTCTTAGCTCCTTCAAATAAATTACCCCTATAGTCTAATAAAAGACCGTATGCAAATATATTTTTGTTAAAGTCAATAGAAATTTTTGCTAACTCTTCAACTTGGTGTGCCTTCATAAATTGCAATTCATCTATAAATATAGAATTAACTTTTGGATTGTTTTTAATAATATTATACATAAAGCCTTTGGCATCGCTAGGCACTACAATAGCTTTTCTTTCTTCGTCTAATGCTCTTGACCTAACTACACCCTTATCTCTTATATCAATAGAAGGTTTAAAAACGATTAAACTCTTTCCTTGTCGCTCCAAATTAAACGCTTGAATTAACAACTGTGCAGATTTAGAAGCGTTCATCGTTCCATGAAAAAAATTTCTTCTACCCATATCACTTACCCCTTTTTCAGTTATTATATTCATTTTTATATAATTCTAAAAGGTGGTCAAGAATAATATTTAATACAACCATCCAAGCCCTATCATCAATATTAACATCTGAATGTAACTTAAATTCATCTAATATATCAACAGCGATATAATCTTCTAGTTCTTCGATTTTTCTCAAATGGTTGTGACATGTTATATCTCTCATTTCAACCACTAACATAGTGTAATCTACTACCTTAATTTTAAACTTCTCTTCTTCTGTTGGTGGATTAATACCTAAATACCCATATACAGCTAGTTCAACTTCTTTTTCAATGCGTTTATATTCTGGTAATAGATTCTTCAAATCTGTATTTACATCACCACAATATGCTTCTGTAAAATCGTGTATGAATACCAATAGCTGTTCACGAATGGAATATCCCAATTTTTTAGCCATCATATAACACCAGAACGTGTGTTCTCCTACGCTGTAAGGTCTGAATGTATGACCTACGAATCTGTTAATTCTGGTTAATGCAGGTATAATATCTTCTTTATTGATGCTATCCTTAGTAATATTCTTGTAGTCGAAATGTCTCCCTGTGTATGTAATAATCATATATCTAACTCTCCCTAATACGTTATGTATATATTATACCATTATTTGTGATACCTGTCAAGAATAATTTAGAGTGGTAAAGTCTACCACTCTAAATTATTATTACTCTTTCTTTAGCTCTTTCTGCACAGCTTGAAACTACTCCTTCGTTAAAAACTGTATTTTCTTTTGTGGTTTCTTAGTTACTTCATCTGCAACACCTAATGCAACAGCTTCCTTCCCACTAAAGAAAAAATCAGTTTTGCTTTTTCTAATTTTATCCATTTCCTCTCTAGTGATTTTTGTTTCTTTAAATAAGTCATCATACATATATTGTATTAATTTTGACTCACGAAGTGAATCTTCATGGTCTTGAATGTATCCCATCTCACCATAAGCAACTGAATGATACATAAATCTTGTGTAACGATGGGCAATACGATAATCTCCTTTGACAAAGATTCCTAAAGCCATAGACGCTACAATTCCTAATCCATATGTAAAAATTGGTGTCTCTGACATTTCCATAGCTCCAATGATGGCAAATCCATCTGTTGCACTACCGCCACCACTATTAATATAGATTTCAATAGGCTGTGGTTGATATGTACTAACAACACTCATCTGATTATCAAATTCATTAATATTCATAATCTGAGCAACAACCTGCTCTGCAACGTTGCTGTCGATTGGAGATGAGATGATTATTTTTCTGCTTAGATTAAGAATATCTTCATTTTGTTGCATTAACAGCACTCCCTTAGTTAGTCTTTTTATTGTATGTTGCAAACGTAAATGATGGCAGATTATCTGTTTCTTCAAACTTCTCATTCCCCTGAATCTTCCAATCTTTAGGTGAAAATTCTGGGAAAAACACCCTTGCATTAAAATTAAATTCATGTACGTGTGTAATAATTAATTTGTCTGCGTAAGGTATTAGCTGATTGAAAATATCGCCACCACCCACAACAACTACATCGCTATCATTAGCCAATTCCAAAACTTCATCAATGGAGTGTATAACACTAGCACCATTAGCTTTGAAATCTTCGTTTCTAGTTAAAACATATTTATCCCTATTTCTTAATAGTTTTTTAGGAAGAGAATCCCATGTTTTCCTTCCCATAACTATCTTCTTGCCTTTTGTCTCATTTTTAAATCTAGCATTATGTCTAGGTATGTTAAACAATAGTTTACCATTTTTATCTCCCATACCATCTGCCATATCTATCATAACAATTAATGTAATCATAATTTAATCCTCTTCTCCATAATATTCTACTTCAAACGGTTCACCTCTACGCCCTGCTTCATATGCTCGCTGTAGCATATTTGGAATGTCAAGGCAATCAGAAAAATTTCTATATAATGTGTTATCTTCTGGTGAATCTTCTGAATGATGTACGCTAAACTTATATGTATCATCAATAACTATCTCTAAAGCTTCATATGTAAAGTCATCACTACGTTCATGTGTAACTATAATCTTCACGTCAGTCTCTCCTTTATATATATACTTCCAAATATATCCACCTGCTGTCCTACCCTCACCACGACAAACTTTAGATATATTCATGTAATTTATTTCTGTTATTTCTTGTACTTGTTTAAGAGATTCAAATTCTATCTACCGCCAAATATTATCTTCTTTTCGTACCTCTAATTCTAAGATATTAGACACCTAAATCAAACTTTAATTGTGGTCGGACAGGATGATAGTCTATTAATTCGAAGTCACTTTTCTCTATTTCATAAAATGATTTTCCCTCTGCGTTTAGAATTAATTTAGGCTGTATTAGAGATGGCTCTCTCCTAAGTAGCTCATATGCTTGTTCTATGTGGCGAGAATAGATATGTAGGTTTTGAGTAAATCTAGCAAATTTACCAACCCTATATCCACAATGTTGTGCTATCATCATTTGCAACGCTACATATTGTATACAATTTATAAATCCAGCCACTAAATAGTCTGACGACCTTTGAATTAGTGTACAATCTAAGTACATTTCATCTCCAACTCTTCTAACACTCCATAACGTCATAAATGCACATTCAACAAGTTGTTTTTTATCTTGATTAGCCCAATTGTAAAATGACAGCATATGCCTACGACTAAAAGGGTTTTCTTTTAACTCTCTTAAAAGTTCATTAACTTGATTCCTAGATAATTCATAACGGTAAAGCGAATCTTTATCTTCTGCAAGTTCGATAGGCTCTCCTTTATATACTCCTTTTTTCAATACTCTTGACACATAGCTTTGACTAGTATTATACTCTTTGGCAAAGTCATGTTGTGAAATATATATCTTACCTTTATATTTGAAAGGACTCGATTTTGAATAAAGCTTGTTTTCATTGCTTTGAAGAAATACACAAGTGTTTTTACTATAACAATTACTTCCGTAATAATCTTTATCTAAATCCCAATCTTTAAAATCATCCTCTTTTGCAAGGTGATATTGTGGTAAATATCTCACATCTCTTAAAAACTGCTCAAAAGAGTGCCAATCTTGATGTACAAATATATTTTCATACAAATCTTTATGCTCATATCTATCAGAATAACATTTTCTAAACATATTCTCCCATTTATCTTTTAGGATTTCTATTTGTTTATCTGTAAAATTGCAAACAGATTTATAGTTGCCTAAATAACCTATTCCATATATCGTTCTTTCGTATGGGTCAAATGATTTAGATTTTCCAATTTGGTCTTTTCTCAATTCTGTTATGTATCCTGTTTTTATAAATTGAATGTAATAATATTTTCTTTTTTTAGAATCGGTTTTTTCAGATTTGCCAATAACAATATATCTGTCAAAATACACTTCACCATCAATAGATTCTTGTATTGGATTAATCAGTCCAATATCTTTTGGTTCACCATACTTTTCATCAATAATCCTATTTTTAATTTTTACTACTTCTCTCTTCATTTCGTCTAGTCTATGACTTTCTAAATTATAAGAATAGGCACGACCAATATTTCCTTCTTCGTTCATCCATGGCTTCCACCATCCAACTTTATGACTTTCAAAGCCTTCTTGGGTATTTGTTTGACTCTGGTATATCGCAAGCAATTCATTGATTGCACTTTTCCAACTTATTGGTCTAAGAGTGGTTATAGGTATTTCACCTTTCGAAATATCATACTCTTCAAAAGCGTTTGTGATAAATATTGAGTGTGCAGGATTTCCATCACTTACATATCTAGGTCTAGGGTTTTTATCCTTACACCCCTCTATTAAGATACGTTTAATAAACTGTTTATGTATTAAATCAGCTTTATTCATAATTAATCACCTTTTTTATTTAAAATCTATCCATATAGTAAATTAAAAATAATTTAAAACATAAATATCTACCTTTTATACCGATACTTTATATACCGCTACTTTTCGATTAGTGAAAGTACATAGTTTCTTCCCTACAATTTCAATCAATCCTTTTGCTACTAATTCGTTTAATCTTGGGTGTACACTATTACGTTCTGGTGAAGCTACTAAACCTGCTTGATGCATATGTACAGCTAGTTCTTTAGCGGTAGCACCATTATCAAATTGTTGTAGATTGATGTACACCTCTAACTGTCGTTTACCCAAATCATTGATAATTTTATCATAAGATTCTCTTCGTGTTTGCTTTGTAATATTAGACATTATACACCACTCCTTATTAATCTATTATATTTCAAACTTCCAAATAAACCCTTTATGAGTTTTTTGTTTACCTTTACAACATCTTAAAATTGCACTAGGATTCCCACCTACGCTTAAAGACGCTTCCGTTAGGGAATTAAATGTTTCGATGTATTTCCCATCTTTATCGAATTTGCAAACACTTCTTTTAGCACCATTATTCCTATACATTTCAACTCTCTTTGATACATTATTTTCGTTGTAGTCGTCTTTATAAATCCATATAAACCCATACATAGAGTTTATTTCTCCTTTACAACATTTAGATATTCCGCTAAAATCTCCACCAAACTCGTTTGAAGCGTCCTTTGAAGTTGCAAATTCTCCAATAAACTCACCGCTTGTCGATAATTGTATGACAGATTTTGCTCTAGGATGATTCCCGCTAGAATATTTTCCTATTTTAGATTTACTTATATTTTTCTTGGTTTCATTACTCATTTTATATCCACTAATTCCATCACCGCCATCTGTCATATTGTAGCCTAAATGTGAATTTGATTTATATTTACCAATCCAATAAACCTCTTTATCATTCAATTCATCTCTATTAGTAGCTGTGTCTATAATTTCCCAATTGAAATTATTTTCACCGTACTTTCTAATTGCTTTATGAATTGCGTATTGGGAATTTCTTTTAGAATTATATATATGTTCTTTGATTCTTTCGTACAGCTTCTTTGTCGTTTGACCTATATAAACCTTTCCATTGATATTGTTTGTTATTTTATAAATTACTCCATAACTCATTCGACATACTCCCAGTTAATTTTTAATGCGTGGTCTTTCTTAATAATAAACTCATCACCACAACTCATACAGTAAATAGTGCTGTCGTCTACCTCATTAACATCTTTGCTCTTGCATGACGGACATTCAGATAAGTTAAATTTACCATCGATTCTAGTAAATTCATTATCTGATGAAGCTCTTTCCTTGAATCTTTGACCAAACTTTTCGCAAGCCTTCTTTACTGTATTTGCATTGATTTCAAGTTCTAAAGATATTTGCCTACGTGAAATACCATTCATATCACGTTCGGCAATTATCTTTTTAAATTCATCTGTGAAAGTTCTCTTATGTCTGTTACTTTCTTTCATACTTATGAGTATCTGTTTGACTCGTTTATGTGTGATATTTAGAGATTCGATTATATGTTTGATTTCATTGCCATCTCTATACATCTCAATTACTATATCTTCTAGTTTACTCATCGTTGTATACCTCCATTATATCATTATTATTTATTTCTGTCAAGGAGTTCTTTTTGAATTTGTTTTAAAGTTTTGTACCAACTTTTATTTAGTTGGATAATGGTAAAAACATCTTTCTCGAAAAATGATTCTCTCAACTCTTCTTGATACCATATAGGCATTTCCATGATATTCACCTCTGTATAAAATTCTGATTTTATCAATCTATATGTATATCATAATGTTGATTATAGACTACTGTAACGATTACCCTAGTCATTATGTTCACCCCTTGTGTATATATTATATCATTATAATTTGTTTTTGTCAATACTTTTCAGATTAATAATTTTAGTCTTTAATATTGTGAGTGCTTCAATCTCTTTCTCTCTTTCTTTGGCAAACTTATCATATAGTTTCGAGTGTTTCGATTGAAACTCATACTCAAACTTTATCTTGCTGTCTATCATATCTTCGATTAGCTTAATCTCTTCTTCTGTAAACTTATTCAAATCTATCATAGCATACACCCCTTATAGATAAAAATAGGAGAAGGTTAATATCTCCTTCTCCCTATATTATATCATTACAGACTGTATTTGTCAATAGTTTTTAGAATATTTTTCTGTGTTTCCTTTTAAATCAAAAATAAACACTCGTTCCTTCACTTCTTCTGTAGCGTCTAAGTTATTATAGTTTCCATTAGAGATAACACATGGTATTAATGCTTCATTAACAAATCGTTCTCCACCTTCTAATTCAAGCACGTTTCTATCTATATACATATGTGTAATTCTCATGCCAATCATTGCTTTACCAAAAGGCACTTTCTCAACTTTTGTAGCATTATCAAACAATGTTAAAACTTTGTTGGAATGCTTAACTTTAAGTCCACTATCTTCTAACTCTGAAATAATCTTGTTAAATATTTTCTCAGCACTAGATATACTATCTAGTCTATTAGGAATATAGACGACAGCTATTCTTTTAGCTTTCATTTTCTTTATCACCCTTATAATTTCTAATAAATCCACCACGAATTTTAATATTTTCTCTCTCTATAAAATGAATCATTTCTGGGTCTACAGATTCATCAATCATAACCCCATTTGGGAAACGTCTACCCTTAAAATCAATGGTGAAATTTTTTGCCAATCTCAATACTTCAACAGGGTTCCCATCCCTTTTAATCAAATAAACTTGTTGTTGGTTGCCTACAACAATGGGAATATCTTCTTTTATTGCTCTTTCAATCATCATATAGGTTTTTCCCACACCATGGTGACGCTCATCAACCTTAATTAACTTATCTCTGTTTAGCAGGAATTTAAACCACAACCGCTTAATTGGTCGGGTAAATCTGTACCAAAAACTGTTATAGTACGTCATAGGTTTCATATTGTATCACACCCTTTGTCGAAAAACTTTTATTTTACCATATCCATTCTCGATATCAATGTTTTTGATATACTTAGTTTTATCAATTACTTTATTAATATGATATGCTATATTAGCCTTATTTAATCTATCATTATCTACAAATATGGATAACAAGTCTCTCTTATCGTATATTACATCATTATCATTTATGAGATAATCAATTATCTTGTCTGAAATGGACTTTTTTGACATACCATTATTGCCATACCTACGTCTACGTGACTCCCAACCATCTTTACTTCTGTTTATTAGAGATAAGTATTTTTCGTATTTTCTATAAAGGTATATATTACTATCCATATTTGAACTACCACTAGGCTAAAGCCGTAGTGGATTCCTAAGTACAGAGTTCTACCGAACTCTAATTGATTAGGCTATCCCCGTAGTTCCTACGGTTAATCGCAAGGCTTCCTTGCGAATATTTAAACTTGCGTTAATATCTCGGTTATGATGGGTATGACAATTAGGACACACCCATTCACGCAATGCAAGATTTTTAACGTCTTTGTTTTTGTAGCCACAGCACGAACAAAGCTGGCTGGATGGAAAATTTTTCGATACGGTAACAACTTGCTTTCCGTACCATTTCGCTTTGTATTCTAACATCGTTCTAAATTGTGACCATGATACTTCGCTAATTGCTTTAGCAAGATTGTTATTTTTTAACATATTACTTACAGACAAATCTTCCATCCCGATAATGTCGTGGTTTTTGACAATATAGGTGGAGATTTTATGCAAGTAATCGTTTCTAGCGTTTGTGATTTTTTCATGAATACGAGCAACTTTAATTCGTTGTTTGTTCCAATTAGAACCACCTTTTTTACGTCTTGATAGAATCCGTTGTGCTTTTGCTAATTTTTCTTCTAATCTTCGAAAAAACTTAGGATTAGAGTAAATCGTTCCATCTGAAAGAATAGCAAATTCTTTCAAGCCGACATCTATGCCAACAGCAGAGTCAGTTTTAGGTAATTCCTGAACTTCTGTTTCTACAAGAATGGATACAAAATATTTTCCACTTAGATTACGTCTAATTGTTGCATTGAGAATGCGACCTTCTACTTCATGACTCTTTGCAAAACGAATCCATCCAAGTTTAGGTAATTTGATTTTATTACCATTAATAGCAATATTGCCATTTGTATACTTTGTCGTGTAAGACTGAATAGGATTTTTCTTGGACTTAAAACGTGGTTTATCGTTTTGTTTCTTGAAGAAACGGGAATAAGCGTCAGCAAGATTTTTTAATGACGATTGAAGTGCAATACTATCCACTTCTTTTAGCCAAGTTAATTCTTTTTTTAATTGTGTTAACTGAGCAGAACAAGAATTATAAGTCAAACCTTTTCCTGCCTCTTTATAAGTATTATCCCATTTTGCTAAAAAATGATTAAATACAAATCGACAGCACCCAAAGGTTTTATTAATTAATATTTCTTGTTCTTTGTTCGGATAGAGCCGAAACTTATATGCTTTATTTACAATCATTGATTTTTCACCTCCTTTTTTCGTATATAGGGCTTACATCCCCTAGCCTAAAGGCGTAGGGGTTTTACGCCATTTTCTATAAAATGCCTAACTAAACTATCATTAATTTGACTTGGGAAACGTGCATTAAAAGTTTTATTTGAATTTGCACCGATATCTCTCAACCTATTAGATAGCTTTTTATTTGTAATCCGTATTTCAGAATAGTTATTCCCACCTATCTCTTTTCGTTTTATAACATGGTTTGATTTGAGGATATGCAAAAAATTATTCAAAATATACTCGTCTCTTTCTTGGACAGATATGCATATTTCATTCTTGTTACTATTGTGACCATCAGCGAAGAAAAAGCCTAAGAAATAAGCTTTATCTTCACTATCAATAATGTCTAATGCATTATCATCAATGATGTAAATTCTGTTACTCATAATTCACATCACCATCGCTTTTATCTTCTCTAATGCCTTTCCATGTGGCAAACCTTAAATCATATCCTCCGTTTTGATTTTGCGATTCCTCAAAATAATTATACTGTCCAATCTTACCTATAATTTTATCTTTATTATTCCAATATTCAACTCTTTCCTCATCACTAAAACCACTACCTATTTTTACAGCCATATCTTTATAGGTAACTAATACGCCACCTAATCTGCCTTTATTTCTCCCTTCACCCTCATAAACTCCTAAAATAACTCCATCGGCACTCTTAAACTTCTTAACTTTTAAAAGGTCTGTAGTACGTTTGCTCTGGTATAAGCCACTTGCTGTATTTACCATTAGTCCTTCCCAGCCTCTTTCTTCTGCATATTTCATTAATACAGCAATCATATTTTTGTCATTGCCTTTATATAATACAGGTAATAATTTAACATTTTCAAATCCATCGCCAAAGAATGCAAACATGCTTTCTAGTTGCTCTCTTCGGTCTGCATATGTATTAATAGATTTACCACGCTTAAATTCTTCGACAGATAAGGTGTCAAAGACATAAAAATTTAAATTTTCTTTTACACCATCTTTTCTTACAATTTTTTGTGTCTCTCTAAATAATTCATCGGTAGATAGATTGTTGTCGTTTCTTAAAAGTAGCTCTCCATCCAAAACAATTCCGTTTCGCAATTTCATTATTTCTTTTTCAAGGTCTACCATACCTTCTATCGGTTGACCTTTGCGTGTAAAAAATCTAACTTCATCATTATCTTTAATTGCTACACATCTATTTCCGTCAAGCTTTTGTGTTATGTAAAACTCACCTGTCAATGAAGATTCTTTTTTAGCATATGATTCTGCTAGCATTACAGAGAAGCTAGGAATCTCGTCTTTTCCATATATTTTATTGATAGTTTTCTCTGTAATTCCAACCTTCAAGCTTTTAGTTACAATTTGTTTGGCAATATCTTTTGCTTCTTTTGTAGAGAGTTTGTTGATGAAGTTTTGCACAACAGCAATATCATAATCCCTACCACTATTATGCACTTTCAGATAGCGTAAAACATCTTCAATTTCTTTGAAATCATGCTTGCTATCAATCTCAACTTTAACTTTTTTATTCACTTTTTTCGTAGACAAACCTGTTACAATGAAGGGGTTGTATACAAATTTTAAAACATACCTAAATAATGCGTTATTCTCATTATCTTTTAGAATCTTTTCTTTACCTGCACGACTTGAATCAGATTTTAAGTCGTTGATGATTTTAATTAAGTTATCCATACCATCACCTCTACTATAATTATATCATTATTTTTTTATATCTGTCAAGATCTTTTTTCTATTAAGATAGCTATATTCACCAAAATATTTCTTTTCAGCATCTTTTACCCTAGCGATTTCTTCTTGATTTTTGTCATATAGTATAACTTCCGCATATTCGTTATTTTTAATTATTTCATTCTTGTCATATCTAGTTCTGTCTAACAGTTTGCCATATCTTCTGTATTGAGTATAATGCTTAATACATAAATCTCCTCCATAATCTCTAGGTTTTCTAACATCTTTATTACTACCACAAAAACTACATATTCTCACTTTTATCACCACGATTAAATAATGCATTTAAAAATATGCCTACTGCTGTTGCTACAGCTACAGATGATACGGTAATGCCACCGAAAGACACAGTAAGCATTGATACTGCAATCATAACTGTAATAATAGTGAATGCTTTGGGATTCTTGTTTAGGTCAACAGATTCACCAATTTGTTTAATAGCATTTGTAACAATCATAGCAAAGAGCACCGTTACTGCTCCACCAAACGCTTCAATAGGTATAGCTGAAATAATTGTCATTAGAGGTGAGAAGAATGCTAGAATTATTAAGAATATTCCTGTCCAGATTTGTGCAGACGGATTATAGAATCTACTCATCATAACGAATGAAGCATTTTCTCCATATGTTGTATATGCGTTACTTCCACCTAAACCGCCTATCATACTAGCTAAACCGTTACCTAATGATATACGTCCTAATCCTACTGTTTTAAATATATTTTTACCAATAACATTTCCTGTATTTTTTGTATCTCCCATCATCTCAAACATTGCAGGGAAAGCCATCACTCCAATAGTTAAGGCTGATTGCCAGTTGAATTGAGGTGCGATATATTCAATTCCCACAGAAGATGGAATTGTTAATCCTGTTGTAAAGAATGCCACTAAAGTTCCTGCTAATACTCCGATAGGTATTGCAAACATTCCTAGTTTTTCATTTCCGATTAAAGAAACTAAAGCTGTTACAATTAGAGATGTTAAGCCTACTAAAATATTAGTCGTTAAAAGACTTGCTCCAATAGGTAATAAACTTAAACCAATTAAAGCTACTACTGTTGATAGCAACCAAGTTGGGAATAATGGTAGTATCTTATCTTGCCATTTAAACATAATTAAAGCAAATAAGATATAGAATAACCCTGCTACTACAATACCGCCATGTGCGAATGCCACACCATACTGCTTAACCACAAATAGTATAGCACCCATATATACACCAGAAACCCCTAGAGTTACAGGTATTTCATTCTTAGTAACAAGGTGGAAAATTAACGTTCCAACTCCTGCAAACAAAAATGCTAGTGGTAAATTAAATCCTAAAGCTCCTGTTATCACTACGATTGAGGTAAATGCAACTATCATGTGCATAAAACCCATTAAAATTGTCTTACCTTTGAATAAACCTTCAAAACTCATTGGTTTTCTCCCTTTCTCTTTAGATTAAGCCAAGATTTAAGCTTGTTGTCATTTGGAATGGTTCTTAATACATCTTTTTGCCATGATTGAAGTTTTATATCTAAAAATTGTTCGGCAAAATAAACTATATCACTCTTTTCTTTTCAGTATCTATTAATCATTAACCATTTCAATTACTTCAATGTTTTTGATTTTGATTCCTTATATATCTCTATTCAATTTTTTGTCTGTAAGATTAAACAATCCTTCTTTTAAATTCTCTTTTCCTACTTGTATGTATTTATTTTATTTATAATCATTTAAATCATTATGTAACCTAATCTGTTCCAATCTTTTCTTGCCTTGTAGCCGTTCGATGATTGTTTCGGCAAATTCTTTATGAGTTAAAATTAACTCTTTATTAATCAACATTTCCACCTCACAGCAACTCTTCCTTCAAACAATTCTTCACATGCTCTCTTACTACATCCTCAACCCATCGTTTCATTTCTTCATTCGGTTTATGCCCCTTATACCAATCTTTAAGTTTTTCTATTGTATATTGCTCTGTCAACTGCATCATTTCATCCAACTCATTAAACGAATATTTACCTTTTCTGACACTTAACAAATTATCTCGCTGCGCTTCATATGTGTACCGAATTGCTAATTGGAAATTGTAATTAAAATTTTTATATCGTTCTAAGAAATCCAAAATCCTTAAAGCAGACATAGCATGTTTATTAACTTTATTCTTCCATTGTTCAGGTTTGTTCCCGATATTCAGGCTGATTTAACTGAATCCAACTAACACGTTTTAACCTTTTAATAATTTGTTCTTCTTGTTTCGTATTTAGTTTAAAATAAATTGGTTCTCCTTCTGCTTCATAATAATCTATGTATTCTTTACCATCAACTGAATAATAATGTGCTTTTATATTTTTATAAATTTTTAAATCGTGAATGTGCCACATCTTATCATTTGGAGTATTGCTCGATTTACGGCAACTACGATATGCAAATAACCATAAATCTTTATCTAATTGATAGGCATACTCTCCACATGCACAGCCGTCTGACATAGTAAAGGCTTTTTGCTTAATGTCTTTAAGAATATGACGCAACACTTCGTCTTTAATTTTTATCATCAAATCACTCCTTTCTGAATGAAAACTGTCTTTTATTGTGATTTTTCAATTAACTCAATTGCGAAAGACACAAAATCTATATCATAATAACATCTATTAAACACATACTGTTTATTATTAAATTCAGCACCGTATTTTTTAAACATTTTAATAATAACTTCAATATCTTTAATATCAAAATCACCTAATTGCTTCTTGAAATCATATTCCGTATCATAAACATAAACTTGAATCATGATATCCATCCTTTCTAAATGAAATTAAAATTTTATTTACTTAATCCATTCAGACATCCTAATAAATAACATTCAACATCCTGTAAATCTAAATTTTTAAACGACAATAATTGCTGATACTCACCTTCTGCTAATTTCCAGTAAATTAAATAGTATGTATAAGTTTTTTTTAAAGCAACCTACGATAATTGATCGTTGTTTTAGTGATGACATACTTTTCATCTCCATAGTGATTATTAAATTTCCTGCAACCATTCGTATGCTTCTGTGTTAGGGTCAATGTTTGTTCGAATATTTCCATAAACTACAACAGGCATATAGTTAACCTCCTTTTTTGAATAAAATGAGAAATTTATAAACTCATTATTATGGTATCTGTAACATCAATCTCTTTTATTTCGATTTTCACTATTTTGACATTATCAAAATCTTTTAATATATAACGTATATCTTCATAATCTAAGTCTTTAGCTAAATATCTGTTTGTAGTAAATTCAATATCATAAATATTTTCATTTACGGGTATAATATTTTTCACCCAAGAATTACCTACTCTTGCTTTATACATATGCTTTATCTGCTCCCTTCATTTGATAAAAACAAGATTTTATTCACTTAAAATAATACTTAATGCCATAAAAGCTTCCCAAAGTTTCCTTGAATCAATATCATCTACTCTAAAAGGAATATCTTCTGCTACTTTCTCTAAACAATCATAAGCTATTTTTAATAATTTATATTGTTCATTTGTAAATTTCATTTAATCACCTTTTTCTTTAAAATATTAAATTAATTCTTTGCCCTGTCTATCCGTAATCTGTTCTTTATGACGATTCTCTTCAGTTATTTCTTTTAAGAGGTTATGCAATGTTCTCATCGGTGATCTCTTTGCAGCTTTAATTAAGTAGCTATATACCACTTCTAAATTTCCTTCTGGTATTTCATCAATTTTAACTGTTAAACTCGGCTTATCCATTTTTATTATCCTCCTTTATATTTATTTAAAAGATGAATTTTATAAAATTATTTCCATCGATAATCTTGAATATGGAGCAAATTCGCCACTACAATCTGTAAAATATTCACTTGTTAAAGTGAACACTTCCCCATTATTGTTAACTAAACATATCTCAAACGGCTTAATATATTTAATAAGAAATACACCTTCATATTCCTTGCTTTCAGCCATATCATGAATTTTAATTACTTTTATATTTTTTAGTTTATATGTATCAAATCCTTTATAATCTCTAAACATTTTCTATTCCTCCCTTTATACATTAAGATGAATTTCATTCATAATACTTAATTGTATATCCATCTAACAAATTCAACTCCTTTAACTTCTCATTTGCTTAATTGTTCCAGCAATTGAAGCTTCATAATTTTTATCTTGTTCGTATGTTTGGTTCGCTTGAAGAACATATAAATATCCTCCTATTGTATAGAACAGTTCTTTTATTATAATCTCCATTTATATACTTTTGATCTTAACATATCGTTATCATATTGAAGAAAATTTATTTTATTTTCCATTGCTCTTAAAGTCATTGCGATTAATTCATTGTAACGATTATTTTCTAATTCTTTTAACACATAATCGTTAATCTCTTTATCATTTGATTTATTTATATCCATTACTAATGAGTCAAGAAGTAATTTCAATTCAATAAATTTCTCTGAATACTCAATAATCATACCTACTATTTCACTTTTGGTCATATATAATACACCTCACTTCAAATAAATTCGTCTTTCATTTAATTTCATAATATAATTTTATTACTCCTGTTTCTATTTCTTGTATCTTTACTTTCTTTATATCTGCGATAAATATTTCTTTTAAATTCAATTTACCTCCATCAATATATTTTATTTTCTAAATAATCCTTTTAATTCTATCTCCGAACTTATCTATAAATTCACAACTCCTTTCTAAATAAAATTTCCCATCTATTCACTTTTTATAAAAATTAAATCAAAATCATTTTCTGCAAATTGAATTTCATAACCTAAGTCAATTGCATATTCAGATAATAAAACTGAATCTATACATCTTTCTAAATCAAAAATATTATAACCTTCACTAATTAAATATTGCTCCATTTCATCTTCTGTCATTATATTTTTTAACTCCATATTATTTCACCTCGAAATTAGTTATTATTAATCTTACTCATTTTTTACTCCTTATCTCTAATAAATTTAACGCTATCCATCCATTGAATTTTATCAGCATTAAAAGCTCTATTTGGATTTTCTTTCTGAAATTTATCTTTAAATAATTGTACAGCTTCCACCATATCTAATGTTTCGGTTGCAAAATTAATTCTTTGTCCGTTTACCGTTATCTGCCATATATGTATAAGCATATTATCACCTCGCTATTAGTGTGCTAGAGTATCTGCTTCACGAAGAAACTCTAATTTTTTAAACATTTCTTCGCCCACATAACGCTTTAATTTATCTCTATTAGCTCTTTCATCTAATAAATACATATGGAATTGAATTAGAGTTGCAACTTTATGTATAAACTCATCATCAAAATTCATTTTATGTAAGAAATGTACTGCCATTTGAGACCCAACATATTCATGACCAATGAAATTTGCGTACCGAGTTTCTTCACCTTTACGGTTTACGAAGCTTTTGCAAAAATGTTTGCCAATGTCATGGCACAATGCTGTCCAAAGCATAATCTCTTTATCATAATCATCTTTAGCTTCATAATTTTCTAATACATACTTATACACATAATATATGTGTCGGCTTACAGAAAGACTATGATACTTTGAATCTTGTGGCATATCGTAAATTCCGAAAAACTCATCAAAGTATGAAGCTAAAAATTTCATTAAATCATATCCTTCTCGACCTAATAATGCACCTACTCTAACAGCTTGCGTAAATTGATGTGGGTATTGTTTTCCAGTTACATTGTCATGATGGAAGAATACAATCTTATCCCAACCTTCACTATAAATTGGAATCTGTAAAGTTTTATACATTCTATCAATGGCGTGCTGTGGTACAACACGCTCTCTTTCTTGATTCTGTTTTACAATATCCTTATATTCTGTATCAACATAACAAGCTACTTTTTCAATCCCTTTTGGTAGTTGTTGTAATAACCCTCTACGTCTCTTTCTACTTACATTTGTAGCGTCCATCACTACATTTTTTCCACTTTTTAAATCGTTGATTATTCTCTTATATAATTCGTTAAACAATTTACCATTATTGTCTTGATTATTTATATCTCCAAATAGCTCAATTCTCAATTCATCAGAAGAGTGAATAGAAATATCATCTCTATCTTCTGTTATCTCTTTCGCAATAGTAGACTTTCCAGAAGCAGGTAATCCAATTAGCATAAGAAATTTATTATTCATGATTAATCACTTCCTATTTTTGTATCTCTTAAATTCTATGTACTTTTCATATTTTCTATTTAAATATAATTTTGCGTCTTTATATATCCAATCTAATATCCTTATAACATCTCTTTCTTTGCCAATATGTAAGGCATATGCATTCCTATGAAATGTAATTTTATTATCTACGTTTAATAGGTTTTTAAATGAATCCATCATGTCTTTCGTTCCAGTAAAACTTAAAGATATATATTTACCGTATTTTTTGTTAGATATACTTATACAACCATCTCCATCCATATACCCTCTAATAAAATGAGGAATTAAATCGTTTTGTATATTTGGGAATTTTAAATCAAAAGTTTTTCCATTATTACAGCCAATCTTATTTAAAGATAAACAAATATTCTTACTACAAATATTGATTCTATTATGGTTTTTACTTTTAATATATTCAATAGGTATGTCGCTTTGCAATTCTGCCTTGATTTTCTCCAAAATTTCTACATCTTTATTGTGTACAACAATTGATAATGCTAAATTATCTTTTCTAATAAATCCATCAGCATAAATAAAACCTAAAATATATGCCTTGTTTTGATTATCAATATTATCAAAATATCTTTCGTTAATAGTATAGATTCTTCCATCTTTTCTTGTATTAACATTATTGTTTCTTAATATATTGCCAATAGTTGATTGTGAGACACCATACATCGATGATATTTTATATTGGGATAGACCGCTATTATATAATGAAATGATTTCTTTTTCTTCATTTTCATTTAATTTCCTTTTTACACTTCTTCTTTTACATATATTGTTTTCTTTTAATATTTTATAAACAATATCTTTTGATTTATATCCTATTATGTTAGCTATTTTGATTAATGGCATATTAGTGTTTTTATATAAATCTATGACTAATTGAATGTCTTTTTCACTTACCCCATACCGAAATCACTCCAAGTAGATAAGTAATGTTCGTAATTTTTAAAAATATGTTCTCTAACCATTTTGTCTGGAAGTTCATCATTATTATCCAGCATAACAAACATAAATTTCCTATATTCTGGGTTAATTGCTTGATTAACCATTTTTGCAAAATCTTTTCTATTTTCTTTGCTAGCGTTTGTATATTCTTTCGTGTGTATATAGATAGTAGATAAGATACTTTTAGTTATTTCCAATTGAATATCTAAATTCCTCTTTAACTCTTCAATTTCTTCCCTAAATTCCTCTGGAATTGACTTAATTAATTCATCAATACTATTTTCTGCCCAAGCTTTCACTTTAGCTTTATCAGATAATCCATAAATTGCTTTATGCACTTTTAAGTATTCATCGCCTTTTATTTTTAAGCGTTTACCATTACCAAATTTAATAATCCAACCTTCTTTATTAGCTGAAATAGTCTTTTTCATTTTTAGTAATTTATGTAAATCATACCTATATTCTTTTGTAACAGGCATACCTAAATTACTTGCTAAATTTTTAACTACTGACAGTGGCTCATCTTTCATTATTGATAAGTTTGTTATGCCCAGCATAACTAAATCTTTCATACCCTTATAATCAACAACCACACGATTCTGTGGGTAAATAATCTCTACCAACATTGTATATGGGAAATTTATATACCCAATCCAATTAAACTTATCTGCATACTTATTACGCCACATTTCTGTTGCCTTAATTGCTTGGTCAGAGTTGAAACTGCCACGAGTTGCAAACCTAATCTCTCCATTAAAAAAATATGATATTCCTAATGAGCCATCCATCTTTTCTGTGATTGATTCAATATCTGAAAAATCAATATCTTTTTCATAATCTTTATTCTCACCATAGTTAAAGAATTTGCCAAACGGTTTAGCTAATATGTATATTTTACCATTATCATTTACATCTGTCAAATCTAGTATCAAACCTCTTGCAGACATCGTATATTTATTCCAGCGTCTTTCATATGTAGTCAAATCAGTATAATTTAAGATTACTACATTATTATCTTCTGGATGCCCTTTGATTGTTATATATCCATTGTTTGCTTCGTTTTTATAGTTATTAAATTCATCTAGTGTCATAGTTGGCAAGTTATTATATAGTATCTCCTTCATCCCAATCGTATCGCCCCCTTACGTTAATTACATTATATCATTATTAATTGCGTTTGTCAACACTTTTTATAAGAAAAGGTTAGATTTTTTAAATTTCTAACCCTATAATCTTGGCAACGTCAAACAATCCATAGCCTAAAAATCTATTCTTTTTTGTATTTAGTTTTGCAATCATTTCTTTTATTTGTGTAGGGGTTATTTCTATACCTTGTTTTCTATAGTATGATTTAATTAACGCCAAACCACCTGCAACCAATGGTGAAGCTGTTGAAGTACCACTCATATAAGCATATTTACCATCTTTCCATGTACTTAAAATGTCTACAGCAGGTGCTACGACATCCATATCGAAACTGTAATTAGAGAAGTTAGCTCTCTCTAAATTTTGATTCACACCGCCTACACCAATAACAAAATCATATGAAGCAGGATAGGCTACGCCCTGTTTACCATTGTTTCCTGTGGCACAAATTGTAATAATACCTTTATTGACAGCTTTCTTTATTCTCTCTTCGAGTATCTGTGGAAGCTTCTTATTTACCCCTAAACTCATACATAATATATCAACATTACTGTTTATAGCATATGTAACACCATCTAATATGTCAACAACTCTTCCCAAACCTTTATCATTTAAAACATTGGCAATATACAAATCAACATTAGGTGCTACGCCTGTTAATTCTCCTGCGATTAACCCTGCTACATGAGTACCATGACCATAAACATCTGTTACGTCTCTAGTAGTCTTATCAAATATATTTATAGTTCCTTTAATCTTATCTTTTAAATCTGGATGGTTCATATCAATTCCTGTATCAATAACAGCAACTTTAATACCTTCGCCTTTAGTATGCTCCCATAATTTAGGGGCGTTTATTGTTTTTACGCCCCAATCAATATTGAAAGATTTATCAATACTGTCTATAACTCTAGTCGGATTTAGCTCACTCATAATATTACCTACTTTCTACTACTGTTACAGTTCCCTCAAATACTACCCATACTATATCTGCCTTTGGCTACAGCTAGATAAGAATAGTATAGATATTAATAGAATATTAACGAATATCTTCTTCGTATCTCTCGTCTCCTATATTTTTGCACACCCACTTAGTTACAGTTCCTACATCTCCTTCGAAATCAAACTTTGTGTGAGTGTCCAGTATTTGATACATATTAAACTCACTAATGTTTAAAGATAGGATACTTTCCTCAAACTCCTTGACTGTATTGAATGAAAATTTTAAATCACTTAGACCACCTTTAGCATTATCTTTGTTAAAAGCAAACACCCAATACCTTCCACGTTTAAGTTTCATAGCTATTTATCCTCCAAAGGTGCTAATCTTCTAAATTCAGATTTTTTATGATTATACTCTTTCTTGAATAATTTCTCATAATCTTCCCAATTATTTGTTCGCATACCCATAATTATATCATAATAATGATTGTATGCTGAACAATCTTTTATTTCACCTGTTAAAGCAATCTGAATGCCATAACCTAGTATTCTCAAAGAATGAAACAGACTTTGTGAAGAAGGCGTTTAAATTCTTCTTTCATTTTTTTTCACCTCTAATAATGCTTGATTTGCGATAGCAACAGCATCATCTATATCTAATGGAAATATCGATATTACGATATTTTCCAAAGCTTTCTCATACCGTTCTGCCTTGGTTTGCGCTTGTTGTAATTGTTGTTTATATGAAGTAGCTTCATTGGATGCTCTTATTCTGTTTCGTTTTTCAGCAGCTAGTAACGTATTTAACCAATCATTCTCCCACTGTAACTGCTCCACCTTCTTTATAATCTCTTTTCTTAAACACACCGAAATCTCATAGTCCCCACCTCGGCAGGCATGCTCAAATTCGTTAAGAAGATTTTCGAAATCCATCATTTCTCTCCCTCCAACATCTGAATGTGTATCAATCTTCTTCTTCTACAATCATTTTTTCAATTTGCGGTTCGTCAATTTCTTTTGAGCAGTGATAACAAATAGAAACATAGCCATTTTCAGAATCCCAAGCCATTTGTTCAGCTTCTTCTTTGTTATTTGCTTCAAATTCTCCAATATATTTCATTCCTGTCACAATTCCATAAACTTTGTATTTTGCCATCTTCATCACCCTCATCGTTCGGATTATTTTCGGAATGTACATCAGCTAATAATCGAATTTATCATAACCAACATTCCGATGAACACCCATTCATTTACTCTCCTTTGTTATTGTTTTCGAACCATTTAATATACTCGCAATTATTAGGACACTCAAACTCAATGAATCTTTGTCCATAACCTAAATCAACAAATTCAATTTCTTTCATTTCTTCACTACAATATTTACATTTCATTCCTCTCCCCTCCAATTATTCCCTCCAAGTATAGAGTTGCAATTAAGCAAATCTTGATTATCATGATTATAGAAAGTACCATCTTTTTCATATAGCTCTATCTCACCATTTCTCCGATACTCTAAGAAATACTTTTCATTCATATTTTTCACCTCTCTATAAAACTCGCATTTTATCAATTTATTTCTGGTATGTATTTCTTTAATCTAGAGAATTTCATATTTCATTAATGTTTGTGTCCATGATTATCACCATCTTTAGATGACAACGCCCACCCTGTCAATAGCGAGAAGATTCCTAATACAAAATTTTCGATAATTGGTAGCCAAACACGAATATCAAAAACGCTAACATCTACCACTCCCCACATACCAATGAATGCTACAACTAGATGTATAATGCCTTCGACAGCGTTTAACATTGCCATACTAGCCATTAACCAAATTCCAATCTTAGTTTCAATGAAAAAGTATCTTGCTGTTTTCTTAGATTCATCATTTAATTTTTTAAAAAATTTCTTCATCACTATATCTCCCCTTTAACATCTGTAAATACATCATATCATTATTTTTTATATCTGTCAATATGTTTTTTAAATTTAAATAAAATTGGATAGAAAAGGTATTTTTTTTATGGTATTTATCAATTACACCACTCATCAATCAGATTATAGACCATACCATCATTTGCCATACAGTCCAAACACCACTATATATAAAATCACCTGCACATTCCATGATTACAGCTTGTGCAGGATTAAGAATAAATGATGAAATTATAATAATTACGGTTGCAAACTGCAATCTGCAACAAATATCTCACTTTTATTATTTACGATTTTGTTTTCTTGATTTCTTACCGTTCTTACGCCTTAATCTAATCTTCTTTTTATCTCTTTTAGGTTTTGTGGCGTTTGCATTTTTCATTCGTTTGTACTCTTGATATTCTCTAGCCTCTTTTTTGAAAAGCTCCCACATTTCTCGCACTTCCTCTTCGGTTAATCCCTCTTCTTCTGCAACTTCTTTGATAATCTCATCTTCTGTTTTTGGTATGAATTTATCTTCCATCATCCGTATCTTTCCTTTCTGCGTGTTTTTCTGCTACCAGTTTAAATTTTTCATCAAATAATTCTCTGATTTCTTCATCTTCGAATCTCTCTTTTGCCAATTTATACAGAGCCTCATAGCTGATTGCTAACTCATTTCCTGCTCTCATTAAACTTTCAACAGCGTCAATAAGCTTCATATTGTCTCTAGCTAATAATTGATTATACTTAGTTATTCTACTTATTTTTCTTTCATATGAAAAGACTGAAATAAATATAACTATCGCACAAGATATTAATGTGATTATTGTCATATCCATATTAATCACCCTAAACTGTTGATATATGATAAACCCTTATATCATCACAATTATTAATAAGAATGCTAAAAGTTATAAACGATAAAATGAGATAAATAATAATTAAAATACTAGTTATTGTTTCTATAATTTTAAAAACTTCCCTTATATTATATGGTATTAAAATTATACCATATTTTTTTGCTATTGTCAACCTAAAAAAATATGGAGAAGAAAAATCTTCTCCATATTTATTATTTGCCACTTGCACCTAACGCACCTGTACCACGCTCAGATTTAATATTTTTTAATTCTTCATATGTAATTTCTTTAATATTAACTTGTGGCACTAAATCAATAGTACCTTGTGCAATTGCCTTTGAATAAGGGTAAAGAATAACGTTTTCCCCTTCTTCTACCTCACTAACTTCACTTGTAATAAGCACATCTTTATGTAATGGGTTTAAGGCAATGAAGATTTCTCCACGATAGCCACTATCAACAACTCCTGCCAATACAGACATAGCTACTTTACCTGTACTACCACGTTCATGTTTAGTATTAAAATAATGAGTTTTTGGTAGTGCCATAGCAATGCCTGTAGGCACTAAAGTTGTTGTGTGTGCAGGGCAATAGATTTCGTGAATGATTTTACCGTCAACCTCTCTACCTTCTACACAAGCGTAAATATCGTATCCTGCATCTTCATCACGTTTAGTTGGAATAATTGCATCTTCTTTAACTTTAGCGAAATATACAGTAGGCATACGTCTTTCTCTACGTTTTTGACGAATCAAACGTTCTCTAGGTTTGTATTTGAGTTTGTCAATTTCCCAAAGTTTTAAAACCTTTTCTTCTCCATTAACCTCTACTGCAACAGTTAAGTCGTCTTTGTTGACAGATTTTACAGTTCCTTCTTTTTTATCTTTAATAACCCATACTACTTCTCCTTTACGATAAAATCGTTTTTGTTTTCTCTTTTCCATGTTTACATTCCCCTTTTTATCAATATTTTTATTTTAGAGGGGATTTCTCCCCTCAACATACCTTTATTATACCATTATTTTTTATTTATGTCAAGAGAGTTTATTAAATTAATAGTCATAATCTGAGTCTTGCATCTCTTCTACTTCCGACAACAAGTACCCATTACCTACTGTTGAGAAGAAGTCATGATTTGTTGTTCCTGTTGACAATCCGTTTATAACAATTGGATTTACATCTTCTGCTGTATCTGGGAATAAAGGCTCGAATCCTAAATTCATTAATGATTTATTTGCATTATATCTTACAAAAGTTTTAACATCTTCTGTCCACCCAACTTCATCATATAGAAACTCTGTATACGCCATTTCATTCTCATATAGCTCATATAAGAATTGATATGCCCATGACTTTAATTCTTGCTGTTCCTTTTCTGATAATTCATTGTATCCTAATTGGAATTTGTATCCAATATAAGTACCATGCACAGATTCATCACGAATAATTAGCTTAATTACCTCTGCTGTATTGATTAATTTGGCTTTACCAAGATAATAGATGGGAGTATAGAATCCACTATAAAATAAGAAAGATTCTAGAAACACACTAGCCACTTTCTTTTGTAATGATGTGCCATTTTGATAAACATTATTAATTAATTTAGCTTTCTTTTGTAAATGTTTATCATTATCTGCCCATTTAAAGATGCTCTTTATCTCACTATTAGTGTTTAGTGTGCTAAAGATAGAAGAATAACTTCTAGCATGTTCGGATTCCATGAATTGAATATTGTTATAGACTGCAATTTCATGTTGAGTTCTAGCGTCTTCACGAATTGCTAATCCACCTTCTTCTGATTGCAACGTGTCTAATAGTGCCAATCCTCCAAACACTCTTTCAACGAGTCGCTGTTCTTCTCTTGGCATATTTCTCCAATCTGTCTTATCTTTACCTACAGGCATTCTGGTAGATAACCAGAATTGCTCTGTAAGTTTTTCATAAGTCATTTTATCAATCATATCTTCGATGGCGTTCCAGTTTACTGTTTTGTATACATTATCATTAGGTTTATTAATTCTAGACATAAACTTCATTCCTCCTATGTTGTTAAATTGAGCAACTTTCGCACTGATTAGCACCGATTTCATTTCCGTCTTCTGAGTATGTTCTAATGTAGTAAATAGATTTTACTCCTTTTTTCCATGCATAGTTTCTTAGGATATTTAAATCTCTAGTTGTTTTCTTGGTTGGATATTTGCTATTCACTTTCCACTCATACATACCTTCTGGTAGCTCTGTTCGCATAAATAATGTCATACTTGCACCTTGATCGATGTGCTTCCCTGCCACAGCATATGTATCAATGATTTTCCTTTGGTCAATATCATATGCTGAAACATAGTAAGGGATTGTTTCATCAGATAGGTATGGTGCAGGGTAGTAAACTTTCCCACGCTTTCCTTCTGTTCTTTCTTCGATTTTTTGAGTAATTGGATGAATAGAAGCTGTCGATTCATTGACATAACTAATACTGCCCGTAGGGGCAACTGCTAATCTATCCTTTATACCCTCCCTTTCGGGATACTTTAACACTTCTCTAGGAAGTGGGAGTAGACTATACAATCATCTGACAATATATTTTGATGGATGATTATCACCACTATAAATCTTTCTGATTGTCAGATGCGGATATGGTAGTCGTTGAGGGTCTACCTATACGGTAGTTCCCTGCTGATTACCCATTGTACTTATAGAGTCCATTTCTGCTCTCTATAAATCCCTTCACTTTTTTCTGCTCTCGCTCCATCACGTCTATCCTTTCGGATTCCGCTTTGGCAGAAGGGCTTTAGGGTTTTCCAGCATTTAAATCCGTTATTCAATACATGTCACCATGTAATGGCACAAAAAATTATGCATTGTATAAACCATATTTTTTAATTTTTTCTTCAAGCTTCTTCCAGTCTTCTAAAGAAGGAATAAAAATGTTTTTGAATAATTTTTTAATCTTATCAAACTTAAAACTAAATTCATTTGATTCTTTATATCCATCAATTTTAGATAGATATTTTCTAAAATATTCTCCATTTGCATATTCAGATTTTTCAAACTCATGGAATGTTTTTCCACGCTCTTTGGCAATATTATTGCTTTCAACCAAAGTCCAATAGTTCAATAGCATAAAGTAGGTGTCTACAAATTCTAAAGCTTCTGGTGAGCCATAATGAATTTTGTTTTTAGCTAAGAAGCCATGCAAATTCATAGCACCCAAACCAACAGAATGATACATCTCATTTCCTTTTTTGACAGTAGGCACTACTCCAATATTAGACTCATCAGATACAAACGTTAATGCTCTTAACATTGTCCGTACCGATTTACCAAAATCTGGTGAATCCATTAAATTTACAATATTGGTTGACCCCAAATTACAACTAACATCATGACCTAACACTTCATATGTTTGGTCATTGTTGATGATAGAATCTTTTTGTACTTGGAAAATCTCTGTACATAAATTACTCATTAGGATTTTTCCATGAATAGGATTTGCTCGGTTTGCATGGTCAATATTAATAATATATGGATAACCTGACTCATTCTGTAAGTTGCTAATCTCTGTTTCGAGTTCACGTGCTTTGATTTTAATTTTTCTAATATTATCATTTGCTACCATTCTATCGTACTCTTCTGTGATATCAATTTCTGAGAATGGTTTACCATACTCTTTTTGTACATCATATGGTGAGAATAAATACATATCATCATCATTTTTAATTAATTCATAGAATTTATCTGGTACAATTAAACCTAATGATAATGTCTTAATGCGTACTTTTTCATCTGCATTTTCCTTACGCACAGAGAGGAAGTCTACAACATCAGCATGGAAAATGTTTAGATATACTACTCCTGCACCATCTCTTGCACCACCTTGGTTTGCATATGAGAAAGCATCTTCATATAATTTCATCACAGGTACAACACCATCTGCAAGTCCGTAGACTCCTTTGATTGGGTCATTGTTTGCACGAATATTTGATAGGTTAATCAGTTCTCCCCATGTTTCCATGAGGGCTGGACTATATCTTATAGGATTTTTAAAATCCTGCCCTTGCGCTTCGGTTGGTGTCAATCTCCAACCTACTCTACTCCCTTCCATCATTTAAGATGTGGTTTCGATAGTCTCTACACCTTCATCAACAAATTTCCATTTAAATCCTGCCGATGTCTTGTTTTTACCATTTGCACATCTAGATATAGCTTGCACTGTAACTCCAACATCTTTTGAAGCATCATGTATAGAATTATATATATTAATTATTTTGTTGGTTTTGACACATATTTTTGCAATTAATTTATTCGTACCGCCATTATGTCCTTTTCTGCCTAATACCTCAAATCCATGTTTAGTGTTTTCAGATATCGTACACCACTCTAAATTTTCAACACAATTATTTTTCTTATTGCCATCTTTATGATTTACTACTGGAAGGTTGTTTGGATTTTCAAGAAAAGCCATTGCAACAAGTCTATGTATTCTAAAAAATTTTCTATTTCCGTTATTGTCTCTAATCCCAACTTCTAAATAACCGTCTTTATCTTCTTTTGGCTTCATTAACCTTCCATTTTTATTTTTGTTTAAACTTAATATATCACCCTTATTCGATATCATATATTTGTCAAAACCATCTATTTTCTTCCAAATAACTTCCATATGTATCACCTGTCACATAATATATTGGCAGTTAGGAAATTTGTTGATGCTTGGCACGGGATTGCCATATCTTTTCAGACTTAGGCTTCCCCGTTAGCCCTCAAATTTGAGGACACCTCTTTGACTTGAGTTCACAAGGTTTATAGTGAGCATAACCTTTAAAGTCTACCCACTCCACCGCCTATTTTAGACAGTTGCAATGACGAATTAACACTTCTACCAATACTGTTCATATCATCAGATACTGTAATAAGGAAGCAGTTATGTACTATAAATCCCTCAGCTGAATATGTGTGATTATCTTCTACTTCTAAATTATACACAAAACCACTATTTTTTTCTCTTGAAATACTTTTTACTTTATAAACAGGGTATCCGTCTATCCACATTGCATTTGCAGATGAATAAATTATGTTATGTTTTATTTTGTAAATATCTTTATTAATTTCTCTTACAAATTTTTCATTGTCATAGTTAATAATAGGTATTGACAATCTCCCAGAATATTTTCCACTTTGTGTTCTATTTCTTTTGTAATATGTGAGTATCCCAATGTTAAATGCAAAATCTCTTATTTGCTTAACCATGTTTGGATTTGTCATTTCAAGAATTATTGAATTTGTAGATGTACAACCATCACCTCTAAAAGCACCTATAATAACACCCTTCATGAAACTTCGTGTAGTATTTTTTAAGAAATCATTTGTAATAATCTTTTTATCAAATCCACTACCAATAATATTATTAAAGAAATCTCCAATAATTTTTGACCATATGCATACATTTGTCGAATTATCTTTGTTGTTATTTTTAACACAATCTACTCCGAATATTTCTTTAGAGATATTCATAACATCTTCAATATAATCTTTCTCTTTTGTTGCGAATGTAAATTTGACACCTTTTATTTCACCATTTTCACGATGAATATATCCTTCTGAAATATAATACCCTAACATTCTACCAAATTCTTCATTGATTATAATTTTATTCTTTACTTTGTTTGATTTTTTACTATATTCATATCCTTTCTTTTTGTTGTTCTTATAATCTATTGTTTTAAAGCAAATCATTCCTTCTTCATTTATAAACAAATGTTTTTTAATATCATCACTAAGATAATCGAAAATATTAATTTCTTTTCCTTCGTTTTGATTAAATTTTTCAAATGATACAGATACATAATCTCCTTTAATAACATCTTCAATTTTTAACCATTTTAAATTATGTGTATCTCCATCACCAGTTAATATTGGTTTAATTTTGTTTTTGTTGTTTTTTATATTTGGTCTATAAATCAATACAGGGTGTTCTATTGTTGCCGACAGTGATTTTTCTTGTCCTACAACATTCAAAGTGACAATATCGTCATTTGAATATCTTTTATTTAACCCCAAGACTTTTTTATATGTACCATCATGAGTTAATACTCTGTCTAATTTTGTTACATCTTTAATTTTCTTATATCCATCAATTGTCCTAATAATCGCATCTTCTTTAAAACACGACACCATTTCTCCTGCTCTAGCTTTACCGATGTTTAAAAATGTTGGTGTAGCAGGCTGATATCTTTGATTGATTAGTTCATCTGCCAAATCTAAAGCCAATTGCTCATCACCGTTGGCTAATGCTAATGCATTAAATGCAATCCTGTCTTCATATCTTTCTAAAAATCTTTCACCGTCATTAGTTTTTAATGCATACTGAGAATAAAATTTATAAGCCCCCATAAAACTTTTAAATCTGAATTTTTTATCATATACCCTTTTAAATAATTTTTTAATAAATTTTCTATCATATTTTTCTAGAAAATCTTTTTTAATGTAATTATTCTCAACTAAATAATCTAACTTCTCATCAAGTGTATGGAAAAATACAGTATTTGGATTTACATACTCCAAAAAATAAGCTCTTACCGCTTCTCTATCCTTGTCTAATTGGATTCTGCCATCTTTTGGGATATTTAATAGGTTGTTTAATTCAAAATATGTTGTTTTCTTTGCTTGTTTACTTAGCTTTGGTGATTTCAATTCTATACACTTCCTTTTTAAAAGTTTCTATATCTGTATTGTTGCCACTTTTTTCAAAATCAAAAATTATTGGCGCATTCACTCTTTTAGACAAATCTTTGGCACTAAATATATATTTAGTACCAAAATTCTTCTCTCCACTGCCAATAATACCTTTTAGATATTTTTTATTATTTTTATATGTGATGAATCTCTCAGCAATATCCGTCAATTCATCACTGTATGTAGGAAGAATAAATACATAATCTTCATTTACTTCTACTTCTGGTTGCATTTGGTTGATTTCTAAAGATTTCATATCAAGTTTTTCAACAAATCTCCTAGTGTTCCCAGTTAAAGATAAGTAGACCACCAACACATCATTTCAACCCTTTCAACTTTTCTGGTTGAAAACCTCCAAATGGCTCATGTCCATCTGCAACAACAACAGGTGTAGCTGAAAATCCTAAATCTTCTTTAATATATTCAATAGGATTTTTCTTAACGATTTGTCCATTAATCTCTACTTCAATTTCATTTACTTCTTCGATATTGACTGTCTTAAATTCGACTCCTTCATTTTTTAATACCATTTTTGTCATTTCACATGCAGGACAATTATTTTTTGTGTAAACTATTACTTTCGTCATCTAAATCATACTCCTTTATTATATCTATTTTATAGTAAAGATTTTTCAATCTTTTCAATTTCCTCAATTAATTCATCTACAGTATCGACTATAGTACCTCTTTTTTTAATAATCCCAACTGTGTATAAGTTTCGATACATGAATTGATTTTCATTTCCATCAGCAATTAATGCTTCAATTTTTTTATTATTGTCTCTACCTTGTTTTCTAACATCTGTATACAATGCGACAATAGGTTTACCTGTACTATAAAAGACACCTATTTCAGTCGCTACACCAGCATCAATCTCAACACCGTCAATAACTGCAATAAGAATATCTGATTCTAACAATTTGTTAGTATCTAATTCTGCAATCATTTCTGAATTTGCATAACTTGACTTATCATTAATCTCCTGTTCTTGTGGTACAAATAAATCAAGATTTTTAATCTTTTTTCGTAATAAATCAGCTAAATACTTATTAAACATTCTGTCTGCCAGACTGAATAGTCCATTGGCTAAATATGCTTTCATTGATGCTACACTCCTTAAATAATTATTATTTATTTTTATTAGATTAATTAAGAAGCACAATATATAGTGCTTCTTTTCATAACGTAATACTAATTATAGCATATTTAGTATTTAATGTCAAGTTATATACTACATTACTTATCTACTATTTCGGACATAACATCAAATAAATGCTCTCCATCAATTTTCTCAAATCTTGGCACTTCATATGTAACTCCCATTTCCTTATCTTTAACAACCACATTTTCATGGAATTTGTCTTTAGGTCTTAGCCAGTATCTACCATCTAAACCTCTATAGAATGCCATTACACCATCAATATCTTCATTCTTATAAACATAGAATGAATATTTTGTACTTCTATCATAAACTATATATATGTCTACACTTTCTAAATTTTCTTCATACAAAGCTGTTTCTAAATAAGCGACAACATAGTTGACTCCATTTTCTTCATGTTCCTTATTAGGAACTCTACCAACAGGATAAACATAACCTTCTAAGAAATATAATCCACCTTTAAAGTGTCTATAAATAGACATATTATCACCACTTATAATGAAATCCTAGTACAAATACTATACTTTTTACTAGTTATGTAATATGTGTCCAAATTTTACCCTTCTTTATTAAACTAATTATATAACTGCCAAAGCAGATTCTCTCATTCTAGCTTTCAACCAAGAATTTTCAATAGCTTCTGGTTTTTGCCCTTTAAAATTTCAGCTATATAACTGCTTAACAACCATCAAACAACACCAAATATAATTAATAGAGAAATTATGTAAGACATCTTCATCTCTCCTTTTGACATTTTACAGGCAACTTATTTCGTTGCCTGTAATTATGTTATACCATTATTTTTAATGCTTGTCAAGTTCTTTTTATTTAATTAAAGAAGAAAAATCCCCTTTTCTCAAATATTTACCTACTCCTGCACCTACTGTTCGATAGTATTCAACCTCTTCATAATCACCATCTAATGTGTAATAATTTTTAACAAAACTGTCATTCTTAGATTTCATAACAGTAACACCAATAGTGGTTTTACTTGTTTTAGGATTAATCATAGATGTATTGAATACCAACACCTTATCGATTGACGATACAGCAACAACATCTATATCCTCTTGGATATGATTGAAGTAAATAGCATTCTTGTCTGCATATGCATTCTTTAACATAGTTCTATTTGTTTTAGTTTCATATGCTGACATCTCAATCTTAGCCATTTTACCATCGTCAAACCCGACCAACAGATAACCTTTATGGTCGTTAGTTGCTGTCGCATATAGAATTTCTTCATCTTTTAGCTCTAAGTAAGTAGGTAGATAAGTTCCTAATTGACTTGGCTTATTATCCTCTAATTCATGCGTTCTAATTTTATAAACATTCTTATTATCTGTAAATATTAGGATTTCAGAATTGTTTGTTGTTTCTACTTCGTTAATTATGTAATCTCCATCTTTAACTCGAATGTTGAAATTGCCACGCAATGATGTTAGAGGAATCTTTTTAATATACCCTTCTTTACTAAAGAATATACGCACATTATAATCATCAATTTTTGATTCTTCAATTTTAGCTCTAGGAATCTCTTTAATCTCAATGATTCCAGTTTTACGCTCTTGACCATAATTATCCTTGATTTCCTGTAATTGCTTTATGATAAACTTAGCCATAGTTTTCTTATCATTAATCAGCATTTGAAGGTTATTGATATCTTCTTCAAGATTTTTAATCTCTTCAATACGATTTATTAAATACTCTTTATTAAGGTATTTTAACTTGATTTCTGCAACATATTCAGCTTGTTCTTCATCAATATCAAATGCTTTCATTAAACTAGAAATCGTCTCTCTATTATTCTTTGTTTCTCTGATTATTGCAATAGCTTTGTCAATATCTAAGATTACTTTCTGTAAAGCAAGTAGCATATGTCTTTTATGCTGTTTCTTTTTAACGTCAAATTCAGCACCACGTTTGATTGTATTAACTCTGAATTGTAGCCATTCATGCACTATTTGTTTAACTCCTAGCACCTCTGGTTTACCGTTAACAATCAAATTAAAATTACAGCTATATGATGATTGTAGAGGTGTCATGCTAAAAAGCTTCTCAACAAACATCTCTTTATCAACATTTTTCTTAACTGTAATCTCCAAACCTTGACTAACTTCTTCTGTTTTCTTATCGATACCTAGCCTGTCGTGAATGTCTACAATTTCTTTAAATTTACCTTCTCGTACCAAATCTACAATCTTATCAACGATAGCTTCATAAGTTGTTGTATATGGTATCTCTGTGAAAATGATTGTATCACCATCTATTTTATATTTGGCACGAATTTGAATAGACCCACGACCTGTTTCAAAAATATCGTTAAGCACTTTCTCATCATAAATGATATTTGCACCTGTTGGAAAGTCTGGTGCTTTAATATAATCACCAACCTTAACCTTTGGATTCTTTAAGTAAGCAATCGTAAAATCAATAACCTCGTTGATATTGAATGGTGCTATATTCGTTCCCATGCCTACTGCTGTACCTTGAATCGGATTTGTAAGAATAGTAGGGAAAGAAACAGGTAGTAATCTAGGTTCTTTTGTTTCGCCATCATAACTATCAATCATATCAACAGTATTTTTATCAATATCTCTAAATAATTCCTTTGCAATAGGCATCAGTCTAGCTTCGGTGTACCTAGAACTTGCATATTGCATATCTCTTGAATAATGTTTACCAAAGTTACCCTTAGAATCAATCCAAGATATCAATAGAGATTCAGCGTCTCTAGCCATACGCACCAATGTTTCATATATTGCACTATCGCCATGAGGGTGTAGAGCCATAGTTTGCCCTACAATCGTCTGCGACTTCTTTCTTGCACCTTTAAGTAACCCCATCTTATACATTGTATATAAGATTCTTCGTTGAGAAGGTTTGAAGCCATCTATTTCTGGCAACGCCCTATCAAGAATGACATGTGCAGAATATGGCATAAAATTTTCTTTTAATGCTGTTGTCGTATCCATTTTAATTACGTTACTCATTTAATCAGCCCTTTCTGTCTCTATAAATATATTATACCATAATTTTTTTTATGTTAGTCAAGTGCTTCTTCGATATATTCAGAAAGGTTGTCTGCAATATACTCCTTACGACCTTCTAAATCATCACCCATAAACATCTCAAAATATTTAAGCATTTCTTCAGCGTTATCTGGTGTAATTTGAATTAGTCTGCGTGTCTCTGGATTCATTGTTGTATTCCACATCATCTTAGGTGTATTTTCTCCAAGACCCTTTGAGCGTTGGATAGCCAAAACATTACTCCCCAATTCTTTAAGAATCTTCTCTTTTTCGGCTTCATTATAAGCAAAATGAGAATTTTCCTGTTTATCAAGGATTTCGTATAATGGAGATAATGCGATAAATACCTTACCTTTTTCAATTAATGTAGGCATTAATCTATGGAATACTGTCAGCACTAGACAGCGAATATGATAACCGTCAACATCAGCGTCAGTCGTAATAATTATCTTAGACCATCGAAGATTATTGATATCAAAGTAATTTATATCTTTAGCATGTTTTGATTTAACTTCAACTCCACAACCTAAAATCTTAATCATGTTAGTGATTACTTCACTCTTAAATATCTTATTGTAATCTGCTTTCAAACAGTTCA